TCATTCATCTGCTTTTGAGAACTTGTCCCGTCGAAAAAAAAGGTCAACCCCGAGGATGCCAAGGCAAATCCCCAAGATATCAAGACCAAAGCCTGCCAACTTAACCGAGGAGAATCGAAGAATAAGCACCCAAGCCGCAACAAACACAGCGATCCCAAGCCACTTACGGACCTCCCTGTTGCGCACTAGGTGACCGACCGCAACAATGACTACAGTCCAGATGGCGAACTGGATGACATCATTCATGCGGGCTCTCCCGCGCTTTGGACGATCTCCGACTTGACCGAATGCTGAGGCCCGATCCCGCCGGACACCTCCCCTTCAACGCTGATTACGACATCACCGGAGTGGTAAGTCGGCAGACTCTCTTGGGTCGCCCAACGAACTGCAAGGCCGCTGCCAACTCCAACAAAAGTGTTGATGCGTTTACCGGCTACACCCGCAAGCATACCGACCATGCCAGCAACGGTGACACGCTGCTGGTTCAGAGAGTCAGCCTGAGCTCGGGTCAGGGGCAGCGAGACAAAAACCCTCAGTATGCAAGGTCGGTCCTTTGCCTGCATCCGGTCGAAAACCTCAACCGCAAGATCAGCAGTCGCGTGACTGGCTTTCACTGACGGACAGTACTTCATGTGAAGCAGCCGGCTGCGCTCCGCCCATGCGAGGCGAATGATCGCCAAGCTGAAGTTGATGCCGTGCTGGCTGTGAATATGCGTCCGTTCGATATCCATGGCGTTCCTTCCGTGCTTCGAGCGCGCAGTTTCGGTAGCCAACAACACCGCAACCACTAGCAAAACAGCTAGCTCTCAACATCCACACCCAGACGGAGTTAGACTCAGCGCTCCGCCTCATAGGCAGCAACGCCCGTCCCTATGGCACGCCACTCATTCTGCGGCATGCGCGCGTCGCAGATGAATACCTCGACTTCGCCGCTTTCCTTCGGCTCCGCCGGCCGGATCGCTGCATGCCGGAGAATCGTCTGCATGTCTGGGACGTAGCTGCTCTCCGAGCCGTGGAATGACCAGATGCCGAACTTCCCTGCTCCACCCACCTGGTGGTCGAGTTTCACCGACCAGCCCTTGAATCGAATGACCAGCATCGCCCTGCTCCGTAGGAAAAGGCCGTAGTCTACTCCTAATTCTGACAGGCCTGGTTCGCAGCCAGGAGTTGCGCCTCGTAACCAATCCGCTGCCGCCGCTCGGCCAGCAGCGCACGGACCTTGGTCTGTAGGTCGTCGCTCTTCTTCAGCCCAGCCGCTGCCCAGGCCGGCACTTCTACCGCCGGCACTCGGCACGGCACCGCAACAGGCACTTCTACGCGCACCGTGCGCGGCTCAGGCTCGACCTGGCCGGCGCATCCCGCCAGCGCGCCTATCACCAGCATTAGCACCACCCTCATAGACCCAACTCCTGATCAATGACCGCCTCGGCGGCCGCACACTGCCCGCCGGCGGTTCGCTCACGTACCAGGCGCTGGGCTTCGGCATACTGCTCCGCGGCCTGCTGCCGTCCCCGATCCACAGCCTGCGCGGCATCCCGGGCGCGCTGCTCGCCAGCCTGACGCAGCGCGGCAACCTGCCGGACCTGCTCCGCCACTGCGTCCTCCAGGCCTCCCCTGGCGGCGCGGCAGGCGACCAGATCCGCCAGCGCAGCATCGAGCTGCGGCCGGTAGTGCCGCGCGCCGAGCCAGACACCGCCGGCGGCGCCGAGGCCGAGCAGTAGCAGGCAGGCCAGCGCGACCGATAAAGGACGGGCGGAGATCACGACAGCACCCTCTTCGCCCGCTCCCACAGCGCCAGGCGCTCCGCCTGGCCGTTCGTGCCGCCGTTGATGCGCCGAGTGATGGCGGCGAACTCGCCGCGGTCGGCCAGGTCGTTCAAGCCGTGACTGGCCCACCACCAGGCCGCCGACAGCGCAGCGAATTCCGGCTGCTCGAGCAGCTCTGGTTCCTGCTCCAGCGGCTGGCCCAGCCCGGCGCCGGCGGCGCGGTAGTTCGCCCGGCCGGTGATCTGTAGCAGCCCGCGCCCGCGGTACCGCCAGCCGTCGCCGGAGGCCTCGTCGCCATTGCCGTTGCGCGAGGCGTAGGCGTTGTTGGCGATGGCCCGAGGATTGCGCGCCAGGCGCTGCGCCAACGCGTTGGGCTGCCCGTCGGCGCCGAGGTAGCGAATCGGCCAGGTCGCAGCCAGGCCGCGCGCGCTGTAGTTGAGGTTCTCCACCAGGCGGGTCAACTGGCCGCTTTCATGGCCGATCTGGGCCAGAAACGCGGCGACTCGCACAGGCGACGTGATACCGAAGCGCGTCATCCCGCGGTTCAGCGCACCAACAAAAACGCCGGCGCGAGGGCCGGCGTTCGGGAGGATTTGCAGCAGTTGCTGCTCAGTGATAGGCATGCTGATCTCCAGGCAAAAAAAAAAGCCCGCAGAGTGCGGGCTGGTCATAGAGTCTCGGGCTGCATCTCGGGAGGTGCCGGCATCGACAATCGGACATCGATCCAACTGTTGAGCGGGACATCCAGTGGGGCGCCCTTCCCGAGCACCATTTCGCCGTCGTCACTGAGTGTCCAGCGCTGTTTGAAGAGCCGGATGGTGACCGTCCCATCCTCAGCCTGTTCGCTGTCAGTGATACCGAGTGGGCGACCGCCGTCGGGAGATGCAGGGTCGATCACGCGCCAGCCCTCTTTCGCTAGCCCCAGGCTACCAGAGACCTTGTAGACGCCAACGGCGAGCCGTTGAACAGTAACGCCGCGGGCCTCTGCGTTGGCTACACCCCAAGCCCCCGCAGGCTCGAAGTCCAGTTCGTTGAGGTCCGGTCTCAAGCTCCCATCAACGTTGGCGATACGCACGACTGGCGATGCAGCACGAAGCGTCCCGTCGGTTGCTCTCGTCGTGTTTATAGTCGTGTAGAACTCGAAAATAGGGGCAGACGAGAATTTCCCGCACCGACCTTTGACCGTAGATGCCGGCACCTGGCCGAAAAACATCTGCGCTCCTCGCAAGTCGGATCCGTCGTAGCCGATCGTCAACACAGATCCGTTGCTAATGCCAGTTGCCACGGAGTCAACAGTTGTCGAATCGAATATCTCGACGCTTGTCGCATAACGATGAATCGATGGTGCTCGGTCAGGACGCTCAGAACCAATCCCGAATGCGCCGACCGGCATGGCGTTTCCAAGCGTTGTACCGATATCGGCCTGGGCGGCGCTGCGCAACTCGAGCGAGCTCCTCGCCTGGGCCGGCGTCGGTGCCGTTGCCCACGGCTGAATGCCGGCCAGCGTCCCTCCCCACTGGTTCGCTATCAGGTTGAATCGATCGCTCAGCTCCTTGTCGTAACCCAGGATTGGCGCCACCGCATAGGGCTGGCCGCTAGCCGTGCTGCCCCGGTAGTTGGGCTTTATCGACATGACCGTCGAACTGGCGACGTTGCTCACTTCGTAGAGGCGCCCGTCAGGGGCAATAAAGGCGTCGCCTACCCGGACATTAGAAGAAAACTGAGTTCCGGTGCCGGTGACGGTCGGGCTATTTTCTGTCACCGCGACGGTGCCGGTTGAATACCATGCCATTTAAGCCCTCCATCAAATTACGCGACAACAATGAGTGGCCAGTTGAACTTAAATCCGATCTCATCCGGAACTAACGAGGAGACGAAAATCATGGCCCGGGAATTGTACAGGAACCCTATACGAGGGGGTTCCAGAGTATAGATATGCTTTAGATTAAAATGACTCACCAGAAAATAGGTGGACAACCCATATGGATATGGAAGTGCCCATGTTTGCATGTGCATACCTCCGGGCCAATTAGGGTTATGTGCGTATAACTCCCACTCCTGCGCCCCTCCAACAAACCGTACAATCTCGCGATTACTGTCGAACATGACACGCGACTGAGCATCGAATACATGCATGCCCCACCCTCCTATACGGGGTAGCATGACTGCTGCGGCCTTCCACTTTCCTCCATATACCGGCGGGTCGGTATCTTGGAAACTAGACTGGTAAAACGCAAATCCAGACCAAGCCCCAGCCCCTCCCAGATGTCGAAATCTATAAATCTGGTGAGGCCCATTAGGACAGAAGTATACATATGGCTCGTAGGGCGAATTAATTGGCGCCGAGTAGTTTACAACAATTTCCACCGCTCCTTGAACGCCATACACCCCACCTTCAACAATATGCATGCAGGGGTTTGAGTCATCGATAATTGTTTGCCCATTGTTCCCTCGAACAAGGATACCGTAGCTCATGAGAACATTACCGCATGCAGGACATAGGTAACATTTGGAGATCCGTCTCGCAAAAACGTAATTACATTTCCAGATATTCTATAGGAAGGGACGTTTCCAAATGGGTAGCCGCTTGAGATTAAGAAAACTACACCACGAGCGGGATCAAAGCCGGGAATACTCACTGCCATTCCTCCTGTGATCGCTCCAATCGATTGTCGATATACAGTCCGCGCCGACTGGCCGGTGAGGTCCATCACGATCCCTCCGGCTGCGTTTCGAATTCGGATGCCATAGCTCATGCGTCGAGATTCCCGATCTGTACCCGTAACACCAGGTTCGCGTCGTAGACTTTAACGGCCTCCGCTGTCTGCCTCATGAAGCCTCCGGACGTTGCGCTGTTCATCGTCAAACTCCCTGCTTTATCAAGCTTCCACAGCGGCTCGCCGTTGGCACCGAGTGCGGTCGACTGAATCACGTTGCCGATCTTCGCGTTCGTAATCGAACCGTCCTGAATCATCGCGTTGTTGATGAACATCTGGCCTCCGACGATCGAGACCGGCGCCACGGTCTGCCCGCTGGAACTGTTGAACCAGAGGAACCGATCAGCCTGGAACGCCATGGTCGTCACGCTCGTGCCGCTGTCGAAGCCCAGTTGCCAGCCAGCGGCGTACGACTGCCCATTGGCATGGGCCTGGAGCTTTATGCTGTAGAGCGCCTGAACGTTCCCATCCAGAGAGGCCACTGCCTGGGACGTCGTCTGGATTGCCGCACTGTTGCTACCCACCTCCGCTGAAAGTTGGTCGATGCGCTGGGCAGTGGCTTGTCTGTCGCTCGCGGTCACCTGCTCGACCGTGGTAATGCGCCCCTCCGCAGTTGCAGTCCGCGCTTCAAGCAAGCTCGTCCGCTTCGCCTGCGCTTCGTCCTCGTTCGCCCGCACGGTGACTTCGGTGGCGGCTCGAGCAATGGTGTCCCAGCCCTTCAGCGCATCGGCCTTCTCTCCGGTCGCCGGCTCCCGGCGGGCGGCAGCCTGCAGAACATCCAGGCTCGAAGCCGCCGCTTCGACCTTACCGTCGAGCTCGGTGATATCCGCAGTGTTGGTGGCCACCTGCTGGGCCAGGCCGTTGGCCGTCTCGATCGACTGTCCGATGTCGGCCCAGTAGGTCGCGTTCGGCGGCGAGGCGTTGAGCGGCACCGCCTGCTTCGCTTGATACAGCCGGTTGCCGACCCGCACGATATCGTTCTGCGCGTAGGTCTTCGTCGGGTCGTAGGCCAGCACATCGGTCAGATTGTCGATCTGGTCCTGCAGGCCACTGATATCGACCTGCATCTGATCGATGTCGGCGAAGAACTGCTCGCCCAGGGCGGACTCGACGTACTCCTTGGTGATCAGCTCGTTGTACTCGCTCGCATCCGTCGAGCTTATGCCGTCGACCCAGGCCGACCAGGGGCCGACGTTGCCGGTCCTGTCGATCAGCCGCCCGCGGAAGGCCAAGCGAGCGCCGGCCGCGAGCGAGGTCAGCGTGTGGGTGTCGGTCGGGTAGGCAAACAAGCCCAGGGCAGTTGCGTTCTGTTCGCTGCCGCCCGGGGTAGCCGACTGCTGGATCTCGGTGTAGGCGGTGTCCGCCGCCCCACTGGCCGGGAATCCCCATTCCAGACCGATCTTCCACGGTCCGCTGGTGGTACGCAGGAACGCCAGCGCCGGTGGCGCGCCGGTCTTACCGCTGAGCTGGGTCAGGATCGAGCTCTTCCAGACCGACGTGATGTCGAACGCCGACACCGCGCGCGCCCGCGCCAGATAGCCTCCTGCGTAGATGCCGGTCACATCGACGCTGGTGGTGCCGGCACGCGGCAGGCGGATCCAGTTGCCGCTGTCCTTCTTCCACTCGACGTCGTATGCCACCGCCCCTTCTACAACAGGCCAGGCGATGGTCATCGTGCTGACCGCCAACCCCTGATCGAACTGGTAGTGCGAGGTCAGCGTGACGCTCGCCGGCGGCGCAACTGTGGTGATCGGGATAACGCTGATCGGCCGGCTCTCCAACTTGGCACCAGTGTCGATCGCCGAGAACTTCCCGGGCTCATACTGCAGAGCGGTGATCTCGAAGACACCCCGCTCCGGCTGGCTGACTTTCATCACACGGTAGAGCGGCACCGCCAGGTCGTCGGCATCGAGGGTCCAGACCAGTTCCGGTAGCGGGGTCTCGCTGTAGGCTGTCGTCACGGTCACCGCGCGCCCGGTTACCGACTGCACGGTTCGCGCCTCAGCCTTACCGCTGGGCAGGTTCAGGAGCAGCCGGTCGCCAGACTTTGCCTGGGTATCGCGATCCAAGGTGATCACTCGGCCAGCAACCGCCGAGATCCTCCCGCCGATCTCCCGTCCAGCCAACAGCGCGTCAGCCACCGGAATCACCCATCCCGGCAGCGGAATCGCCCCGTCCATACCGGTACGGAACGTTACCGTGCGATCCTGGCTGTTGGTCAGGATCGCCCATTTTCCGCGCCGCTGGGCCTCACTCTCGCGGGTGCAGCCAATGGCTGCCACCTCGACCGGGTTGTCGCCGTAACGCCGCTGCAGGCGCTTATCGGTGGCCACAGCCACGTCGGTGTCGTAGTTGTTCGCCGGATTGTCGTAGCTGACCAAGGCACGGCTGTAGCGAGTGCGCTCACTGGCCGAGCCGTAGCTGAAGCGGCCGTCGATGACATTGGCCCGGGTGTAGGCGAAATCGACGTCGGTGGCGCGCGGGATATCCGCCTGGATCTTCAGTTGGCCCTGGGCCCAGTACGCCATACCACGGTAGATAGCGGTGAGGTCGCGCAGCAGCTCCCAGGCCCCGGCGCGGCTTTGCAGGTTCAGGTTGCAGGTGTGTCGCGGCTCCTGGCCACCCTTCCCATCCGGCACCAACTGGTCGCAGTACTGGGAAATCCGGTACATCTCCCAGCGATCGACCATCCAGGCCTTGATGCGTTTACCCACACCGAAGCGATCGTTGGTCACGATGTCGTAGGTGTGCCAGACCGGGTTGTCGGTCCAGGCCTGTTTCATCGTGCCGTCCCAGATGCCGAGGTAGGCCCGGGTCTCCGGATCGTAATTGCTCGGCACTTGGACCTTCCGCCCGCGACAGTCGACTGTGACAGCCGGAATGTTGCTGAACTGCTCTGCGCTGAACTCGACGTACAGCAGGGCCGTGTTCGGGTAGCGCAGCTTCGCGTCGATCACCTCGGTGTAGCCGGCGATCAGCATGGTGTCGGCGATGCGGTTGTTGTTCTGGTTCGGCGTCAGGCGGCGGACGCGCACCTGCCAGCCATTGGTGGCCGCCGGCAGGTCGATCCGGCGGGAACGCTCGTAGCGGGTGGTGGTCTTGCCATCGACGGCCTCGCGCAGCACCTCCTGATAGGCGCCGCCGTCGGTGGCCAGATCTACGGCATATTCGATCCGGTACCCGCCGATGTTGCCGTTGGTGTCCTGCTGCTGGAGCGCTGGCCAGGCGAAGCGCAGACGCACTGCGGAAAGCTGGGTATTGCTCAGCGAGCGCACCCAGGGCGTATCGCTGCGCAACTCGACGTTGACGCTGGTTTCGTTCTCAACGGCAGGGATGCCAGGGATGTAGTCCTGGTCCACCGCCCCCGCGCGCCACTCCCACTTAACGTTGGGGAAGTTCAGGTTACCGCTCGGGTCCATCAGTGGGGTGTTGTCGAGGTAGATATCGCGCTCGCTCGGAACGCCGGCGAACTCGCCTTCGCCCACGGCAAGCAGGATCTTGGCCATCGCGACCGAGCGCAGGCTGTCGGGTGCCTCGACCGGCTGTTTCGGCTTGCTACTGCCGCCCTCGCGGCCGGTCAGGTGCTGGTTTTCTGCGCCCATGCTTTCCTCCGGGCATGAAATAGCCCGCACATAAGCGGGCTATCTAAAGTGCTAGTAGAAATTCACTTAGCGGGTTTATCTATATAAATTGGAAATTCAACTTCACTTTCAAGGAATGAAAATCATGAGCAACCAAGAGAAGGCCTCACGATCACATTGGATTGAGTGGTGCGCCCTGATAACTTCAATAACTGCCGTAACCCTAAGCGCATATCAAGCCTATACTCTTAAGGAACACAACTACATAAGCGTCGAACCAAGAGTAAACTCATACCTATCCCTTAAAGATAATTACCAAATGATAATATTCAATAACGGGCTAGGACCAGCATATATAGACAAAATAACATTCTACGAGAATGGCAAGGAAATAGACGGAAACATTCTACACGCACTAGCCAAACAAGGAATCCCCCCATATTGCGCAACTGCCGGAACGCCTCGTCCTAACGACTCACTAAAAACAGGTGAGGAGATCGTCCTTGTAGACATCCACGACAACAAAGAGTGCACGACCCCCAGGCTTATATTCACAACATTACAGCCACCAAACACAAGTTTCGACTATCAAATAGACTTCAGCTCTATATATGGCAAAAAATTCTCTTACAGATACTCTCTAAACAAGCAAGAAAACATTCCTAATTAAATTTTGTCTTCCGAATAAATCGATGCCGAAATAATCGCCCCACCCCAACGGCGCTTCCCGTAGCAGATCGGTATCGGGTTCCCGCTGGCGGTGGTATTTCTGGCGCTGCCGAAGGCGTAGCTGGGCAGGTTCTCCGGCGCCGCGCTCTGCTTCAGGCCCTGGGCTTGGGGGCTGAGCATTTGGATGACGCCGCCGGCAACCATCCCTATCCCTGCAGGCAGCGCATACGGGGCTATGACGGGAAAAGCGTAGGAAGCAGCGATCAGCACAGCCCCGACTATCGTCTGCACCAACCCGCCACGCTTCCGGCCACGCATGACCGGAGCAATGCGAATCTCCTCGGCGCCCCCGAACTGCAGCTCATCCTGGGAAATGTTCCGTTTCCCACGGAATACAGCGAACTCCATACCTCGCAGATGGGCATTGGCGAGGAAGCGCTCGAGGCCTGGAATCTGCACGCACAGGGCCTTGATCGCTTCCGCAGTCGACCCGACGAGCATACGGTACTCCCGGCCGAACTGCCGGAGCGCGCCGTAGAGTTTGATGGTGGTCATCGGAGTGTGGTGCGCTGCGGTGGTCATGTGTTTCTCCAGGTAATAAAAAACCGCCCGGAGGCGGTTCTTCGAAAAAACCGTTAGTTAAATCTACCGACCTTTGAGCCAGTAAAGATCCCCATGAATATAGTGCGAAACTCCAAGTTCTCTCAATACTGAATTGGCCGAGCGCTTGTCAGAAAATGGTCCAACTATCACCGTCAAGCCCGAAGCTGAAGCTATAGGCAGTTTCAATTCATCAAACTTAGCCTTCGCACCATTAACCTCTTCTGCGGACTTACACTTCACCTTTACAGCCCAGCCAACACTTACTCCGACTGGCGCTGACTTCTCCGCTACCGAGTCAACATCAGCTCCACAGTAACGACACTTGATCGCAGCGCACTTAATCATCTCGGCGCAATACGGACACGGTCGAACATCACTTGTTTGAGCTTGCAGATTTAGATTATTTCGACTCACGGAATTATTGCTCTCACTCTCTCTTGTGGCAGACGCAGCCCAAACCAAAGCGGCAACCCATCCCACAAAGGTCCATCCGAGAAGCAAGTTCAATACAGTTATCGCGCCTTTATTATGATGCTTTCTATTTTCAGCGATTATTGCAGGTAAAAAGTAGAGGACAACACCTCCAATCAGAAGGACAAAACCGAGCAATAAAGAGGAACCGCTTTCCATATCCAGCCTCCTAAAAGCTCGCAATCTACCATCACCTGGCCAGCATCAAAACCCAGAATCCGCCCAGCAGAAACAGAAAGGGCGCCCGAAGGCGCCCTCTCCATGCCGTTTACGGCCCATACCCTAAGGCCGAAGCCCCCTTCTGCCAGTTCAGCTCGTTGGCGCAGTACTTCCTCACGTGCGCTGCGGAACCCAGGCCATCCCACAGGAAGCTCGCTAACTCGACACCAGCATTACAACCGAGCCCGCTGAGGTGAGTGGCCAGACGACGGCTCTCAACGATCTTCCAGCACTTCTCCACACAGTCGACGAGAAACGCAATGTTCGACCACGAGCAGGTGTCGACGGCCGACGCAGCTTTATCCTTCGGCAGCCACTCGCCTTCCAAGGCGTAGGCGGCGATGAAGTTCCGCGCGCTGTCGAGCTGGTCGGCCGGGATGTCCTCGGCGGTCACGACGCTGAACGCCTTGTGTACCTGGCTCCAGATGTGGTTCTTGGCGCCTCGGCGAATCGCCGACGGCAGGTGCCGCACCTTGCCATCGACGACGGCAGCCAGGCAGTGGAAGCCATCGGTTCCGATTGTGGTGGCGAGTACGCTGGCCGCGGTTCGGTCATCACGCCGAACAGCGGCTCCCTCGTTCCAGTAGGCCCAGAGCACGTCGTCGCACTCGTTCTGGTAGGCGATGATGCCCTCGCGCAGTTCCGGACGGACCTTATTCGGGTGGATCGACATCAGCCAGCCGGTGAGCTTGCGGAGCGGGAGGCAGGAAACTGGACGACGCTGGGTGTCCCCCGGTAGCTGAATCACCATTTCGGTGATGCAGGTGGCGAATCGACCTGATTGCAGCTTGCGGTGCTGGCTCTGCCAGGCCAGCCCCATGCCCTCCACCACCGGCTTCATCGGCACGAAGGGCTCCCCTGCATTGCCCACCAGCAGGAGTTCCTTCTGGCGGAACGGGATGACCTGAGCAGTCGTTGTGCTATGATCGTGCATGACGTTGGTTTCCTCGTAGATTTCGACGTTTCCCCGAAGCCCTGGGTGTTGCAGCACCTGGGGCTTCTTCTTTTCAGGCCTGCTGCTGATCACGATCACGCTGCATGGCCTCCTCCAGAATCTTGCAGATCAGCCAGTTCAGGCTGCGATCCTCCTTCTTTGCTCTTGCATCCAGGTGAGCCTTGACCTCGGCCGGCATGCGAAGGGAGAAGGGTGGGTTTTGGTGTCTGCTACTCACAGTGGTTACCTCCTTGATCTGCGTGGACTCATATTAACTCACGCAGGTTGAGAGTCAAGTTAACTCATTGAGTCAATGTCACTCATTCCGTACCCTGCTCACAACGCCACTCACGGGGTCACCATGAACGATCGCCACGCCATTTCCCCTTACCCCATCCGAATGCCTGTTGATCTGCGAGCCAGACTTGAGGAGAGCGCCAGAGATGGGGCAAGGTCGCTCCATGCAGAGATAATTTCTCGTCTTGAGGAAAGCTTTCAGGCCCACTCCAGTCCGGCTCTAGATCGCATGCTGGCGATTCTCGGCCTCCAGAGAATCTACAGAGTTCGCGCTTGCGCAAGCACGAGCGACGCACTTGATGACCTTCTTTTTGTGATAAACCACGCAAGCCCTATAAAAGCGGTTTGGCTCGCGGTTAGGGAGGGCGAACACAATCACTCAGCACTGACAGTGGTAATTGAGATCGGCGACTTTATCCTGCTTGCTGATGAAACCCTCCTCACCATAGAGCGGCGGCCACGCGAGCTTGAGATTCAAGCTTTGATCGCGGCCTTAGATAGGCGGGGCATGCTTGAGGGAGCCACTCAGTTTCCATTGCAGCGAATAGTTAAGACCGCTGACAAGTCCCCAGAGACTGCATTCGAAACGATTGCGGACAACGATTTTGCCATGCTTTCCGTTAAGTCTCTCCCCCAGTTCTTGAACCTATTCCTGGAGGCTCCAAGGGATTTTTCTCAGGAATGTCTCAATGATTATCTTGCCAATGGCTAGGTTAACTGCCCTGCGCGCTCCGCCCCACCAGAAACAGAAAGCCCCGCTAGTCGCCTCACATCGGCCCTCCCGATACCACAGCGCCAATCGCTTAACGGTCGGCTTCAGTCAACCCAGCGCAACTCCGATGGATGCTATGATGCATGCAATAGCTAAGCCTGTGGCTAGGATGAGTGCGGCGTTGGCCAGGCGCTTACCAACGATTCCGGCATCAGTTGCGTTCATTTTCCCATCTACCTTGACCCGATGCTTGGGTCTATAATTGAACAATGTTCTGCTCCTTGTCCTTCCCAAGGGGTGGAAACAAAAACCCCCGAAGCCGGCCAGCTCTCGGGGGTTTTGCTTTTTTGGCCGGTGAAGAAAGTCTGACCAAACGGTTTTTCGATTGCCGCAAGAAATACCCGGTAGGTGCCCGGAGTATTTTTTTTCGTCACCAAAGAAATGCCGGGAGCGCTACCGTGGATTTTCCGATTGACTTTGCCGACCCGCGTCGTTCGGCAATTCGCGATACCGCAGCACCAAGCGCAGTCGGTCGAGCCACGGCCCGCCGAACACGATGATTTCTGAGGGTTTCCCATACAGGTGGTGCAACAGGAACGGCCCGGCGCCGAAGTGTTGCGCATCCTCGCCAGGTAGTGATGGGTCGTCCGCCAGGTAGATCCCGGCGTGGTTCGGATGCGCGGTGCGCCCCACCGCCATCACGATCATGTCGCCGCGCTGCGGCCGATCCACCCGGACGAATCCTGCAGCCTCGAACTGCTGCTCGTAGAGGCTCGGACCGTCTGCCCGCTCCCACCAGCCATCGGCACGCTCGAAGTGCGGGAACTCGATGCCCCACTCCCTCTGGTACCAGTCGGCGCAGACCTGCCAGCAGTCCTGCACCCCATGCACGAACGCGCGCCCGAGCAGCGGCACCTGATCGACGGGCTCGATGGTACGCAGGTCGCCCTCCGGCCAGCTCAGGATGTGCCAAGTCAGGCCCGAGGCGTTGCACATCGCGACATCTGCGGCACTCGGTCGGCTGGTGGCATCGGGGTGGCTATGCACCACGGCGACGATCTCTCCCTGATCCTCTGCCTCTGCATACGCCTCCGGCGCGATGCGGAACTCCTCGCCGGCGTCGGCAGCGGTGTTTTCGCAGGGAACGTATCGCTGGCTCCGGCCAGAACGGATGATCAGTCCGCAGCACTCGCGCGGATACTCTGCCGCAGCGTGCTTCTGCACGGCAAACAGGATGTGCTTGAGCATGGTCAGCTCCTGGCGATGATCGAGACGGCAGGGAAGCCGCCGAAGGGCAGTTGGTTGCCTTCACCGAAGCGCGGGATGCAACCGGTGCCCAGGCAGCCATCACACTCGTCCCGGGCTGGGTCATCGGTGGGGTTGCCGTCGATGTCGAAGTACGGGCCGGTGTAGCCGCAGTCGGGCCCGCGGTACCCGCCCGTCATCGCCCAATGGCACAAGGTGGTCATCTGCCGGCCGACCTGCTCGCCGCCAACGTCGCCTGGCGAGGCCAGTTCCCAAGCCACGTACTGGCCGTCCTCGTTGGTTTTCTGGTCCAAGTACCAGATTTCGACGATCTCCTGGGAGGGATCAGCGTCGGGATTGCCGCCAGGGAAGTTCGCCGCGTCCAGATACTTCGCCAGCGTCGTCCGGATGGTGAGGCGGAACTGGAGCAGGTCCTCGAACGCCAGGCAGAGCGCCGTAATCCGGCCATTGACGTTGCCGGCGGTGAAGCTCGGCCGCGCCGCAGTACCATCGCTGTTCGCCTCGATGCCCTCGATCTGCACCGGCCAGGCCGCGTATTCGTGGCCCTGCCACCAGATCGGTTTCGCCGGTAACTGGTCGGCGTTGGCACCGGCGGCGGCCAGTTCCTGCGGGCTGTGCGGGATAGCGTGTCCGTGGAACCGGACCACGTCGGCGCCGAAGTCGCTGCCGTCAAGCTCGAACAGCACGACCTCGCCGCCGGGCTCCAGCTTCTGGATATCGGTGATCAGTGTCATGGATGGAATGCCTGTTCAAAGGTACCCGTGAATCGCACCAGTCCACCAGCCAGCGGCATTGGACTTGGGTTCTTGCAGGTATAGAGCCCGAGATGCCCTAAAGGATTGGTCCAAAGGAACGATTTCGCCCCAGCGTGGCGTTCCATGAACTCCATCAGTTGCACTGCAGCCTGCGCCTTCAGCACGCAGGTAACCGGCCAAGACTGGCGGAGGTTATTGATTCCGTCCGCTACCTCCTGACGGTAGCCGTCGCCCAACTGCGCCGTGCGTACCGAAAAGCTCATGTCCGGGGCCTCCGGGCGCATCGTTGGCCAGTTGAAAGTCTCAATAGCCACAACTACCTCCCATTGATTGAGCGCCAAATCTGTCCACCGGCGCGCGTCGCTTTACCGATCTCTTCCACCGCAACCGCTCGGAAGCGACTTTCAAGTCCACGCTGCAGAGCTGCTTGATCAATTGCTCCAGCTTCCTGATCCTGGCTCTCAAGTGTCACTGGCGCGTAGATGCTGATACTCATAGAGCCGCCACCCGCCGCAGCAATCGACGCCCGACCGGCGCCCAAAGGAACAACCGATCCACCTTCTGCGCCAGTCATAAGGTATGTGCGGCCTCCTTGACTCAACAGTTCAGGCCCTCTCTCGTTCACCTCGTACAGCGAGTTCGGAGCCACCGTCCCCCCGCTTGCACGCTGACCAGCGACCCAGGAAGTGAAAGCGCTGCCGGTATAGTCGGAAGCACTGGCGCCACCCGCACCACCACCGAAAAAGCCGCTTACCGCTGAGCCCAATACGCTTCCAGCCAACCCAGAAAAAATCCCGGTTGCGGCCTGCCGCGTTGCGATACGTGCCATGTCGGCCAGCACACTCTTGGCGAAGTCGGAGAACGACAACTTGCCGGTCGTGGCGAAGGCCGCGACTGCATCCTCCATGCTGCTGAAGACGCTGGTGAACAGGTTCTTGGTTTGGCCCGCCACGTCCCGAGCACTCTCCAGATAGGTCTTGAACGCCGATCTGGCTCCCAATGACCAATCCTTCTGAGTCTCATCGACTTGATGGAAGTAGTCGTTCTGCTTGGCCAGCGCCTTACGGTGATAATCGTCCAGAGCAGCGAGTTCCTTTTCGTACTGGCTCTGGCTGATGCCGCCGTTGGTTTCGCCGCGGTTGCGTTGTTCCTGCAGCTTGGCGCTCTGGCTCTGGTAGTCCTGCTCCAGCTTTAAACGGTCCTGAATGCGCCGGCGCTCTTCATCGCCCGCACCAAGGCCAGCGATCTGCAGTTCGTATCCCTGCTGCACTGAACGCAGGCGCCCCTCAAGGTTTGCGCGGTACGCGTCGATCCTGGCGATTTCCTCCTTCTTCCTCGCCTCGGCCTCGAGCGCCACGTTCTTCTGAAGCTGCGCGCGAACCTCCGCCTCCCTAGCCAAGAGAGACTTTTGATCGGCAGTCAGGACAGCTTTCACCTTCAGGTCCGCAATCTGCTGCTCCCACTTCGCCATCTCACGCTGCGAAACGGACAGTTTCTCGCTGGTACCAAGTTGCTGCTCCAGGGCTCCCTGCTGCTCGCGCAGACGCAACAGGTACTGGGTAGCAGCATCATCACGAAATTGAGAAGACCTGGCCGCCTTCGGGTCCTTGAACCGCTGATTGATGCCAGCCACCAGCTTGTCGAAGGTTCCGCCTGATACGCTATCACCGACAATATTCACACCCTTGAGCCAGTCGGGAAGCGCGCTCAACTTGCCTGCCGAGATCATCTTCTCGGCCGCGCGGTAGCCGGCGACGTACCTCTTGGTCAGCTCATCAATTGCTTTCGCTCGCTTGGCCGCCGGGGAGACGTCGCCTAACTGGTCGCCCAGCTCTTTCTCAATGGCGATGAGCTGCTGGTCAGCCTCGCCCAGCTCAGCCTCCGACTTGGCATTCTGCTCGGACAAGTCTTTTCGGACGAGCAAGAGGCTGTTCTGCTCCTTCAATGCCTCTGTGGAGCTGAACTGATCCCGAAAGGACTGAAATAGTGCTCCGGTAGCGGCCACGCCAGGCAAGCCAGTTGCGGCGCCAGTTAGTGCGCCACGCAAAGCATTCGACAGAAACGGAGCGTTTTGCCGTTGATCCAATGTCCGTTGGAGCGTCTGTATTTGCTCATTGAGGGTTGGAAACAAGTCAGCACGGATTGCAGCGTAGGCATTACCGATCGCCGTTTTAACTGCGTCCCATCCCTGCTCAACACCAGACAGAGACTCGCGATACTGTTTCAGCCTCTCCTGAGCGTTACGATGCAGATCCTCGTTCAGTTGATCGACAGCCTGCTGATGGTCGCCTTGCTCATCGATCGCCTTGATCGCCTGATATTGCTCGTAACTCAGCAGCCGATACTGCTCGCTAACTCGTGCCGCTGCCCTAGTCGCATCATCCCCCAGCTCTGACAAGGACTTCGCCACATCCTCAATATCCCGCCCGGTAAATTGAGCGATTGCGCTGGTCGTTTCCGTGAGGCTCTGAAGTTGGCCGGCCCCAACCTTTCCGCTGGCTGCCAATGCAATAGCAGCTCGATTCGCGCTGGCCAATGATCCGGAGACCGAAGCAGCCTGCTTAGCAACTTGAGCCAGAGCCGGCCCAGTCATGCCTGCTGCGCCATTCCCAGCAAAAATTGCTTTGCTAAAGGCAGCGGCCTTTTTCTCTGCGTCGTAGAAAGCAAAACCAAGCGTGCCGGCAGCTGCAGCCAACCCGTTAACGGGGTTAATCAAGCTCAGCGCATAACCACCAACCGCCCGCAGCGCTGGGCCAAGTCCGCCGAACATATCGCGAACCTGTGCGCCTTGCTGCAGAAGGACCTGCATGGGGGACTGGCCGCCCTGGATGCTGACGACGACATCACTGATCTGCGCGGGAAGCCCCCGCATAGCGGCCTGGGTTTGCCTGGCGGTAAGACCGGTCCGACCCAACTGATCGTTGAACCTGGCAAGGTTCCGGCTGCCGGCATCGAGACTGGTAGATTGCTCCTGGGCTGCAGTAGCGGACTTCTTGGCCTGTTCGGCAATGCGCTGCTGCGACTGGATGATGGCTTGCCCGCGAGCGTTGATCTCCTCCTGGTACTTGGTCCAGTCGATGGTCGAGGCATTCGCCTTCTCGAGGGCTGCGCTACTGCTGGTAGCCGCCTTCGCAAGCCTCTGATGGTAATCACTGGCCTCCAGCGAGGCGCGAACCATGTTGGAGATGCGCGCGGATGCTTGGGCAGAGGTTTCTCCGACCGAGTCGACCGCATTTTCAGCTCGGACGGCGGATCCGACCAGGCGATCCAGATCCTGAGCCGCCTGGTCGGCGCTCTCCGAATGCACGGCGATGCCAAGGCTTGCAATATCCATCGCTTACCCTTCATGAATTGTTGTCAGCGCGACGGCTTCCATCGTCTGGACGGCATCGAACAGTTCGGACCATTGAGCCCGCGGCACCCCGCGCAGCCGTAAGATGTCCTGTAAGACGCCGTAGTCCAGTCCAGTGGGACCGTTCATGCCTGTTCGCCACTGGGTGGACATGTCGCGAAACAGCAGGAAAGCCCGCCAGTTCTCAGGCCAGATGGCCACCTCTTCCACCGGTAGGTCATCAGGCCTGAGCCCCAGCGCAGCAAGGGCTTCCGCATCAGGCTCTGTCTTGTACAGCGCTGCCGCCGCGCTGGTCAGTTTCCCAGGCGGGCCTGGGTGATCTGCTCCATGTACACCCTGACAACCGTCGGGCCGGCGCCGAGGTAGTTCTGCAGCAGTCGCTGTACGTTCTCGTCGTTGAACGCGTCGTCGAGTTCCCAGCCTGCCGCGACGGCCATGATCGCCTCGCGGTCAGACAGTTCGCCCACTCCCTTCAGGAATGCGTCGAGATCATCCTTTGGCATGTGCTTGAAGGTGAACTTCACCTCGACACTCCCGCCGCCATGCAATGGGATTGGTACTGGAGCAATGAAAGTAGGCTTCGGGTCCAGGGAAAACTTGACTTTGCTCATATCCCCTCCTTACGCCGACAGGTATCGAAGCGGACGACCAGACAGGCCAATGCTGATAGTGCGGGTCATCAACTGATTCCGCTCCATGGTCGGCGAACTGGTGATGCTCACGTAGCCGGGATACAGGATTTGGTCACCACTCGGCAGCTTCAGCCGGATGACGGTCAGTGCTTTCGTTTCCCCAAGATTCTCGACCACATCGACATATGCGGCGGACGGCTGGTCTTCGACCGTAATCTCCAGGGAAAGCGGGTTCCGATTGGTCGGGAGCTGCCGATCATCATCTTCTTCCAGGTAGCCAACGGTCAGATACTGCTGCTCGCCCCCCGAAGAGGAAAATCCGGTGACCTTCGAGATCTGAACCCAGGACTCCACCGGAATCACCGAACCAACACCGGAACCTGGGGTGTAGATATCAGTGTTGGTGGTATCCAGCCCACCCAGTGCGAAAGTATCAGTTGTGACCGCTCCGATGCGGCTGGCTCGGTCAGATATCTTGGCCCAGCCGGAGGTGATCAGAACGGCATCCCCCATCTCCAGGGAATGGCCAGTAGCGCTGGCAATCGGCGGTTTTGCGTTGGTAATTGCCGTGAAAGCAACGGAGGCCCCCAGTGTGGATGCAATTTCCAGCACGGAGCCATTGGGCAGCGGGAAGCGTGCGGCCATGAGTATTTCCTCTTGAAAGCCCGCCAGTCGGCGGATGGTTGTGCCCGATCGGGCTATTGGTCAGCCGCGCCGCGATAGGCAAAGCTGGCTGGAACGATGTAGGAGGCATCATCGAAGATGGCCGGTCCTTGCTCTACTGGTCCGGCAACAATCCCTTCGAAGTCACCGCGCGACAGGCGCGAGTCAACGCGAAACAGTGAAGTGATCTCATCAACAAGCGACTCTGCAATCCCCAGCGACTGGCCCGATGGGCAGACGATGCTGACCTGGTAGACACCCCGAAACTCGAGAGCCTCGCCAGCCAAATGAGGGGTGCTGGTCCCGCTTGGAAGTAGATACCCGCGGAGGTATGTCTCGCCGACCTCGGGAGTGAAACTGGACGCTTGAAACGCCACACGAATAGGCCTCCCTTTTGCCCATGAGTTGAGCTTTTCCTCGATAGCTTGGCGAGCAAGAGAATGGGACATATCGACCCCTGGTCTGGTGGAGCTACACCTGGTTCGCCCTGACGGCGGCCTCCACAATCTGCTGGAATTCGGCGATGGTCACCCGGACCATGCCAGCCGGCGCCTGGCTGGAGTGCCCGTACTCCAGCGGTACCGCATACGGCAGGTTGTTCACCAGGTAGGCGGTATCTCCGAGCTTCAGCGGCTGGACCCCAGCGGTCACTGCGGAAATTGTCTTGCTGCCAGTCGGGTCGACGTCATCAATCTCCCCCGGTGCGGCCGTGCCAATGCTGAACTGCCAGTTGGCCCGAAAGCGCCCGCCAACATACCCGCGCCCGGCCACCATCCCGTTGACGTCGAAGTTCTGGTCACGCTCCGCCTTGGTCAGCGGCTTTGCGTGCTTCACTCCCCGACGCAGATTCCCGTTCCTGGTGAAGTTGCTCGGATTCAGGTTGATCAGGGTGTTGCGAATCGCAACGTTCTCGTCGTAGCGGTCCGCCACAGCACTCGCTCGCTGGCGGTAGGCGACGTTCGCGGCCCACCGCTCCGGGTCACCGACTGGAGATTTCTCGATCACCTTGATCGACAGGTCCAACATGATCCGCTGGTAGATCGCATCGCCGGCAGCCAAGGCTTGGTCGCGGAACTGCGCCACCGCTGCAGCGAAGCTGCTCTGGCGCCCCGAGTAGCGTTGACGCATGCGAGAGCCACGGGCCATGCGCTACCTCCTCGCTTGCGCGACGAAGCCGATGTCCAGGCCGGCATAATTCCAGGCTTTCGCAGTCACCACCTTGAAGGCCTCGCCGTCGAACTCGATACGGTCGCCGTTCCTCGGCGCCGGCATGTCCTGCCCCCCGAGCTGCACTGGAGACATGATGATCTCGACATCACCCTGTTGGATCAGCGAACCGTCGATAACCCGCACATCGTAGTCCTGGCGCATACCGGAACCATCGAAGCGGCGCTCGATGGTTGGACTTCCACCGGTCGCCGGGTCGTACTCGCCCTGCTCGAACTTGGTCAGGCGTAGCTCAAGCCCCCTACCGCCCTTACTCCGCGGTGCCAGCATACGAATGGCCATCGCCCGGGAACGGTCGTAGATATCAGCCATCAGCTCATCCTCGACACCCTGACGTTGAACATGCCGCCGCCGACTGTCAGCGCCTCCACAAGCCGATCCACTGCAACGTAGCGCGGCTGCCCCTGGTTCACCGGATCGGCGTAGACCGTGGTGAGGGGCCCCACCGTCTCGGATTTCACAGCGGAGGCCTGCTGTACCGTGTCCAGCGGCCCGTCGAGGGCCAGCAGGGCCAGTTCGCACGTTGCGGCCTGCAGTTTCCGGTTCGGCCAGGCCAGGCCGGTGCGTGGAAACTCCAACGGCTGGTCCGGGTCGACCTTCGAGCCTCGGAATTGATAGCTGCGGTCGATGTAGTCGGTCGCCCTGATCAGTGCCGAGGAGCGGCTGTCATTGGAGGCCGACGCCCAGGCAGCATTGCCGCGCTGAGCGTGATACTCGGTAGCCTGGTCGACGGAGACGTAACTGTTGGCGCTGTCACCCTCAGTCACCACCGCCATTGGCTTTCTCCTCGGTCGCCTTCAGGAGCTCGCGCAGCGAATCGGACGTGGCGCCTTCCGGCACCTCGACACCCCGTTCAACGAGACGCGCCAGCACCTGCTCGTCGTTCAACTGCGAGGGCTCCTGGGCCGCCTTCGCCTCGGCGAGCAGTTTCGCCAACGCAGCCTTGCCTGCACGCCCATCGAACGCGACGCCGAGGGCCTTCAGGTCAGCCTTGATTTCGTCGAGGGTGGGCTCGCCGTCATGGATACCCGGAGCCTTCGCAGCACCGTTGGTTTGCAGTTCGATCAGGTCGTAGGCCACCGAGTATGCCCGCGGCACCTCGCCGGCCACCGCATCGGCCTGTTCGAGGAAGTCACCCTGGCGATAGGCGAGCGGATCCCGAATCGTCAGCCCATTGCGCTGGGCGAACTCCATCTGGTCCGAGGTCGCCGGGCCAGCTACGAACCACAGAATCTTCTTGGTCATTGTCCACCTCATGAAAAGGGGGCCTGGCGGCCCCTCTGCGGCTACTTGCTCAGCACCAGAACGCCGGCGGTGTCTTTGACGCTGGTGGCGGTGCGCTCCCAGTTCGCCGCGGTGCCGATCGCGGTATCGTTCGGCGAAGCGCCGCCCGTACCGGTCTTCCAGGTGTAACCGAGCACGCCCAGGTTGTAGCTCCATTCGGCCTGGTAGACCGAACCCAGGTTCTCCTTGCCGGTAGTACGGTTCAGAACGGCGTCGAAGTCGTTGTTGCCGGTCACCAGCACCGAGCTCTGCACCAGGCCCAGGGAGCGGAACGAAGCTGGGTTGGCCTCGGGGTCGGCGCCAGCCGGCACGATCAGCGAGTCGGCGTCGGTCACCACGAACAGACGGCCGAACGGGTCGCGCATCACGTTCACGCCGTCGTAGGTGAACAGGTTCTCGGCGTTCGCAAGAGCGTTGTCGTAGAGATCGCTGACCACGCTGGAATGGAACACCCAGGCCGCGATGGCGTTGGCGCGGTCACCGAACTTGAACGCCGCCTTGTTCAGGGTGCGGAAGGTTGCGGTCTCGGTGGCGCTGCCATGGGTCGCGTCGGAGTGACCGCTGATTGCAGCCACCGCGCCGCGGATGGCGGTGTTCAGCATGTCCGCGACCCGTGCCTTACCCAGTTGCTCACCGATGGTCAGGGCCGCCAACGCCGGGTTCTGCAACACCCAGTTGTACTGGGCCGCTTCATACTCGATCGGTGGCGTGCCGGCGGCGACCTTCACCGCGGCGTTGAGCAACTGCGTCAGACGAGTCGCAGCCACGTCGCCGTTGCCGTAGACGTTGCGGCGGCGCACCAGATTGGCTATCAGCTTGAAGCTGGCCTTGATGTCGAAGTCGCCCTGCGCCGGCGCGTTCTGCAGGACGATGGTGCCGGCGGATGCCTGGTTGAATTTGTCGATCGCCTGGGCGACGGTTTCGGTCAGAGCCGTGTAGGTCTGCTTGTTGAATACAGCGAGATCGAAAGCCATGTGGCCTCCTTACTTGATCGTTTCGAGGTAGGCGACCTTCTCGGCCTCGGTCTTGCAGTCGGCGAGCGACTTGGCCGTGCTGCCGGAGGGCTTGCCGCCCGGGGGCGTTCCGCCGCCGGAGTGGCCAGAGCCCTTCAGGATCTGGTCGCGGTAGGGGTACTGGTCGACGAGAATCTCCAGCGCTTCATCGAAGTCGGCGGCCTCGCCGGGACGGGCCTTGCTGTACAGTTTGTTGCCGTGGGCGTCGTAGGCCACGACATTGCCGTCCTCGATCTTCAGGTGCTTGCCGAACACGGACTGCACCATGTCGGCCGGAACAGCCAGGCGGTCTGCCACGAACTTCGAGCGGGAGAAGCTGCCGCCGATCTTCTCGGCGTAGAGCTGCTGCTCCAACTGCTCCGCGCGCGTGGTGGCCTCGGTCAGCTTGGTGTCGTAGGCCTTGCCGATTTCAGCCTTCACCTTCTCGATCTCGCCGGCATCCACCAGCTTCTTCGCGTCGAGATTGGCGACGGTTTCCAGGGCTTTGCGCGCTGCGGCCGGGTCCTCGATGCCTTCGAAGTCTTTTGCGATCTTCTCGGCCTTCTCCGCCCGCTCGCGGTGCTGCTTGGCCTCTCCGTTCAAGCGGGTGATGGTGGCTCGGGTACCGACCGCATCGAAAGCGATCTCCTTGCCGTCATCCTCCACGTAGACCGGCTTGCCATCCTGGACCTCGGCGTATTGCTTGCCATCGACTTCGACAGTCTTCAGTTTCATCTCGTCTTTCTCCGGCCATCCGGCCATTGCGATGGGCCATCCGGCCCGGAAGGCGCCCCGCTCCATCCGAAACGCAGGCATAAAAAAGCCCCGGACATTGCCGGGGCCTACACGAATTGGTGATCAGATCAGTCAGGCGCGTACAGCGACTTGAGTTGCGCCAGGCTCAGCGGGTTGCCCCGCTGGTCCAACAGGTCGCTCAAGGTGATGACGCCTCGGCGCCAGAGGTCGGCGCGGCCGGGCCCCAGCTTCTCGTCCTGGAAGGCCTTCGACTTACCCTTGAGCCATGTCTCGAAGTTCAGACTGGCCGGCACCTGGCCGTCCATCGACGCCCGGGTGCTCTTCACCTCGTCGACGTCGATACCTAGCTCACGCATCGTCTTGAGCCAAGGCAGAGTGGTACTGCGACACCCCCAGTGCCGCGGGCAACCTTGCTTGTACGGCAACGAGTGCCCCACAGGCCTGAACTGCAGATCCCAAGTCTTCTGGTCGTAGACCATGCAGATTTCAGTGGTGTGCGAGTCCAATGTGCTGAGCTGGCGATACCCTTTCACCGGGCCATTCTCGCCAGAATTGGCCTTGTAGACCTCCATCCTGGCGCCATTGGCCACCGCTTGGGCGCTGTTGTGGACCAAGGTCCTCGCCGCGCGCTTGCTGACATCCATGAAGCCCTTCACCGGCGGTTGGTCGCCCCGAGCCCGGCGGCCGACGATCTGGGTGACCATCTGTTCCGTGGTCTCGCCGTTCACGAAGCCATTGCGCACCACACCGGCGAACCGGAACGACACATCCGCAGCCTGCTTGAGCCACCATTGCTTGGTAGGCGCGCCCTCGATGATCGTATTCGCAACCACGGTGCTGAGTCGGTTCTTGCCGACGCCGAGCATGATTGGCCGGCTCACCAGACTGTTGACTGAGTTCGACGCGAAGCCTCCTTCGATGACCGCGAGTTGCCGCAGGTTGACATCATGCGCCGCAGCGATCTCGGTGTACTGCGCCTTGATTGCCTTGGCCGCCTCGTCGAGGATCGCGTTGACCTCCTTGACGTTCTTCAGCGGCAACCGGCGGCCCTGCAGCAGCTTCACCAACTCCTCGGCGAGTTCGGTGATCTTCTCCTCGACTTCCTTCGACATACCCGCCGTGGTCCTGATCAGGTCGATACCATGGTCGGTATACAACTCCGCCAGCAGCACCTCCAAGCGAGTCATATCGCAGGCTCCTGGTTGCGGATCCGCTCCTGCTCCGACTCCCAGTCCAGGTCCTCGGCAAGCATGCCGCGGCGCTGGGCCTCGTTGAACAGGGTCTGGTCTGACAACGAGCCGCCGTCACGCATGCGCTGCAGCACACCCATGGTCTCGGCCGGAGCATAATCCGGGTCGAGATTCGGCTGGAGCTGCACGGTGCCGCCCTCGGCGCGGTTGTTCAGTGCGAGGGAGAAGTACGACAGGAACAGCACCAGGCTGTCCTGCAGGCCCTGGCACATCATCGCCAGTTTGCTGGTCTCCTTAGCCGATTCCTCGCCAGACTGCTTCGCCGTCATGACCTGGGTGGACTTCTCCACCAGCTTCGCACCGGCCTGCCTCATCTCCTCTTGCAGTGAGTCAAGCTGTTCCCGCGCGGTCTTGATGGCGGCGCCGGTGTGCTCGACGTACTTCATGTCGGCTTCCCGAGGCAACTTCACCGCGGAGCGCGCGCCGATGGCCAGTTCGTCGCCGGAGTCGACGCCAGTCATCACCAGGATCGGCACGCAGGCGACATCAACCAGACTGTCCAGGGAGGACTGGAGCCACCAGTGCTTCGCCACCAGGTGGGCGAGTTCGAGCAGCGGTGGCTTTGCCGTGAGGAACCCGGTACGCGCGGTGTAATACGGCACCAAGGGGATGAAGCCGAGCGTGTACGGGGTGTCCGACACCATCTCCCACCCGTCCTTGCCCTCCTCGAACACACGATGCCGGTGGGGCTCGATCACGCGGATCTGCTCAACGGTTTCGTCGGTGAACTCGTCCACCTCCTCCACCCGGCACGTCCGGAAGCGGAACTGGGTCAGGCTGTCGACACCAGCAACCTTGCCGGTCTTCCACCCCAGCACCTGGCCAGGCTCGATCAGCACCCCGTAGGGCCTGAAGCCGGCTTGTTGCTCGGCCTGCCGTGTGTTCGGCAGATCCTCTGGCCGCTGCGGTATCTCGACCAGGGCGAACTTCAGGCCATACTCCAGCCCGCCGCGGAACCAGTCTTGGGCGAACACTTGCAGGTCACGTCCCTCCGTATCCACGTCGGTCAGCAGGTCGGCGATCTCCTGCGGCACGTCATCGCCGATCACGACCGGCTTCGCAAACACTCGCCCCACCATGGCGCCGACCGTTTCCTCGAACGCGGGGTGCAGCGTCGCCAGCTTCAGCCGCGCTTCATAGTCCTCCCTCGTCTCGAGCTGCCGCTTCGGCAGATACGCCTCCCCCGCCTCGCGCATGGCCGAGGTGCCGCCCTTGATGCAATCGATCAGCTTCCAGTGCTCGCGCATCTCCTCGACAGCAGCGCAGCACTGGCAAACGGAATCGCTCATGGTCAGAACCTCAGGGTGGTAACAACGGCCGCAGGTCGCTCGACCGGGAATTCCTTGTGAATGAAGTAGCCCGCAGCATCGTTGGGGTGATCGATATCGGCGGACTTGTCCGGCTCACCGTTGGTGCCCCACACCTGCTGCTCGAGGGCATCGGCGTAGGTCGGGCAGCGGTCGGGATTGACCCGATACCGCCGCTCGCCCTTGGCGTTGCAGAACATGGCGTTCATGGAGTTGATCCGGTCCTTGACCGGCGGGTTGGCGGCCGGAGCCGCTACGACGAAGCCGGCCTGCTTGAGCAGCGCGATATCGGTCTCGCTGGCCCGGACGGACTTGCGAGAATCGCCGGAGGCGTCGGGATAGATCCTGATCTGGCGGGTCGGCCGATAGTCACCGTCGGCGTACAGCCAGAACCGCTCCTTGATCTGGCGGATCATGTCCGGGGTGTCGTAGCCGTTGATGATCTCGTCCACCGCGTGCGGCAGGCCCAGGCGCTTCACGTGCACCACGGCGGCCATCTTGCCGACGTTGAAGTCCATACCCACGAATATCGGTTCGCCTGGCTGAACCATCTCCTGCGAGGCGTTGAGGGTGCGGTCGTAGGCGGTGTAGATCGTGCCCGACGTCAGGTTGACGAACTGGCCGCGCAGGTACGCCGCGATCAGTTGCGGCGGGTACGACTCCATCAGCGAATCGATGTAGTCGTCCGGCAGATTCGCCTCGTTGTCGTAGGTGCTGGCCTGGACCAGTCCATACAGGTCCTGCAGGTGCGGCTTCTCGCGCAACTGCTTCACGAACTGCTGGAAGACGAACTTGAAGCCTTCCGGGGTGGTGGTGACGTCGACACGGTTGCGCAGGCCGTCCACCCTGTAGCGCATCCGCGCGATGATCTTGCGCCAGGCCTGCTGCGCCTTGACCAGCGACAGGACGTCGAGCTCGTCCACCAGGGACCGGCCGACCTTGAAGCCGACGATGGTTTGCGGCTTCTCCATGGAGCGGCAGATGATGGTGGCGCGGTAGGCGCTGCCGCTGTAGAGGTGAACTTCGTGGTTCGCCTGGTTGATCCTGGTACGCAGACCCCAGTCGAAGGCCACCTCTTCCATCGTCGGATAGAAGATGTCGCGGATCTGGGCGTAGGTCGGGGCGAAGTAGCCGGCATTGATGCGCGGCCATTCCCAAGCGTGCTGGGCGAGCCCTGAGCAGCCCACCCAGGTCTTGCCGGAGCCGAACCCAGCCACGAAGCCGCAGAACTTGTGCGGGAGCGCCAGGAACTTCGCCTGGGGCCTATTCAGCGTCGGCATCGCGCACCCTCGCGTCGATGATAGTCACCGCGACGCTGGTCGGCGGCGCATCGTCCTCAGGGTTCTCCAGCAGCTTCAGTTCGGCGCGCTTCTTCGCGACATCCAGGCGCTTGAGCTCCAGGTCGAGCGCGGCAGACTCGGTGCCGACATGCCGGCTCAGAAGCTCCAGGTTGCGGAGCTTGTCCGGCCACTTGACCTTGCGGAGCACGCCGGCGATGCGGCGGTCGTCTCCGCGGCCCTCGAACAACTCGGCGATCTCGATGCCGGACAGGAACTGGCGCCAGGCCTTGGGCCAGTCGCGGATCGACCGGAACGAACCGTCGTCCTCGAGGATATCGAGCACGTCCATCTCGTCGATCTCGCGCAGGCGGCGGATCACATAGTCGGCCTCGACCTCGGTGCGCTTCGAGCGCTCGGCCATTGCCTGGGCGATCGCTTCGGCCACCTCGGGCACGCGGAGCAGTTCGTAGCCCATTTCGGCCGCGCGCTTCGGGGCGTACCCAGCGCGGATGGCTGCCTGCGTCGCGTTGAGGTCGACCAGGTACTCCTCGACGAACAGGCGCCGCTTCTTGTTCAGCGCCATGTTGGACCTCAAATGAAAAGCCCCGCTATAGGCGGGGCTCTGACGCGCTGCGGGTTACTCGGTACACCTTCCGATAGCAATGATAATGTCGGCTGCTGCCCTCATCACTTCGCCAGGGTGAAAGTTCGGATCAAATTCCACATCGGTATTATCGCCGCCAACGCGTGAATATCCGCGTGCGGTTCCCTCAAGGGACCAAACAGGTTTCCAGTAGGCATTCCCATGCTTGTCCTCGAGCTTCTTCTCGATCACTGCCTTCGCGAATGTTCCTTCTTCGCTGAGATAGTTTCGCCGGACGACACGGGCTACTCCGAATGGCGTTTCGATGGCAACGACTTTTCCTTCAGAATTGCGCAGGAGCTTAGTCTCCCAGTGTTCTTTCGCATTGTCGCTTTCAAGAACGCCGAAAATGGTGTTCTCGGTCCTATCCAGAGTGTTGGATGCGTTTTCTCGCCCCTGTGGGCCACGATTCAGCGCACTACGAAGTGCGTCGGTCGTTTTCTCAAAAGACATCACCAGCTCCTTTCCGTGGTTGGAGAAGGCAGTGTGCCACCAACGTAAGGAAGGGCACTAGCGTCCACACCGTTCCGCCCCATCCCACCGCCAGTCCTGCTGAAAAATCTGTCTCCGGCGTGACCAGGCGTAACTGACGATGCCGAGGTGCATCACCACAGCCCATGGGCTGACCCAGTAGCCTTTTGCCAGCTCATTCAGCAAGCCGAAGGCTCCGACTGCGACCAGGTAGAACGACAGGCTCAGGATTGGATGCTCAAACAGGTGGACGGTGCGCAGGAAGTCCAGCGCGGCCAGCACCACCAGAACACAAAGCACGGCGTCCAAGCCCATGAGGATCGAGTTCATCATGATCAGGCACCTCGGGGCGACAGGAAGCGCTCCGCAAAGGCTTTCAGGCCGGGGATGACGTTCATGGCCAGCAGGCCTATGGTGAACGCGACGCCAGCGAGGAAGGGGTCATCCAGGGGGATGAGGTAGGTTCGGGAGAGCCAACTGGCGACAGGCTGGGTCCAGTAGGTGGAGCAGCCAAACCCGGTACCAACAGCCAGGGCGGCCTGGAATCGGGTGAGGTCTTTCAGAAAGCCGAGCGAGAGGATGGAGCCCCAGAACCCGGCGATGGTGACGCTGTACTTCGCAAACAGTGCGCCAATACCGATGGAGGTCGTGGGTTCCATCTGGTCCTCCGTCAAAGAGAATTTCGGCTAACAGCCCTATGGGCTCAGTTCTTCAGCAAGAATGTATCTGGTACTCTCGACGATCTCACACTACCGAAGGAGATGGACGTGAGCTTTGATATTGATCCACAACAGATTCAAGATGCCCTGGGCGATGGGAAGCAGATCAACATACAGAACATGCTCGCCTTATCGCTAAGCGGTCAGCCTTGCGACATCACCTTCCGGAATCGGAAACCGCTGATCGATGTTGTGATCGACCGAGAGCTGCATTACGCGCTGATGTATGGGGCGGGTCCGGAAAAAATCTCGAAGATGCTGCCAGGGATCAAGCTGAAAGGCGGCGGGAGCTTCGACTTCTCCGATGTCTGGACTATCAATCCAATGCCGAAAGGTGGGATCAGCAAGCAAGAACTCGACTCGGTTGACCTTTCGGATGCTGATACCCCCATCGGCCCAAACGGGGAGTCGATGCGCAAAATGATCAGTGATACGTACCACTGTGAGACTGCTGAAGAGACGGAGTACTACCTCCGGCGTTTCTACGCTTCCTAGCGCCATAAACAAAAACCCCGGCTCGATAGCCGGGGTTTTTGCTTGTTGGGTCGTGCGGGTGTAGTTGTGCACAATGGCAAAAAGATACCCAAATGCTCGCCAAATCGTCAAGCGACCTGTTTCAGGCGCTCCCGCTGGGCCCAGTAGGCAGCCACGCGGTCATGGTATCGCTGGTGCACCTCGGGCAGTTCCAGGACGTCATCGCCCCACTCCGCCCGGTAGGCCTCTCCGTACCGCTTCATCCGCAACGCCCAACGCGATAGCTGCTGGTCGGACATCCCGCGCAGGCGTTCGGCCAGGCGCTGCTGGTGGTGTTCCCGGCGTTGGGCATACAGCTCGGCGCGCTGCTCGGCGACCACATCCCGGTCGTTCTCCAGCCAGCGCCAGCCCGGCCCCTTCCTGAGCCCGCTCTGCTTCGCCACCACCTCGGCCACCGGCTTCAGCGCCTGGGCATCCAGCTTGTCGACGTGGCGCGCGAGCCGTTCCCAGGTGCTGGCGTAGTCCCGAGCCCAGTGGCTGGGGTCGATGCGGCAGCCCAAGCGCTCCTCGATGAACAGGCAGACCTCGCCCGGGCCCAATGTGTCCCGGCCGTTCACCGCCCGCTTGTGCGAGTTGATCGCCGCCAGCGCCATCCAGTATGCCCGCTCGCCCTGGCGCTGTGTGAGCTGTCCGAGCCCAGCGCCGATCCAGACCAGGCCATGGGCAATCGCTACGTCATCGCCCGTCGCCAGCGGCGAGTACAGCGTGTGGCCGAAGTGCTGCAGCGGCTTCGGCAGCGTGCCGATGGCGGCCATCACCAGGCCGGCGGCCAGCATGTGGGCGGAGCGCCCGTTGGTATCCTTGCGGTCCGGATACGTCTCGTTGGCCACCCGCCCCCGCTTGCCGAGTTTCGCCTTCTCCGCGGCCACGGCGAGAACCGAATCGCGGTTCTCGTAAAGTGCGTCGTGCCATGCCTGGCGGGCGCTGGTCAGTTTCATTTCGGCTCTCCCCTGTGGTTTTCTGTGGTCACTGCTCGCCCTCGAGGAGAGGGACGACTTTCACTCGCACGCCCGGTGTTTCGCCGTAGCGCTTCCGCTGGTATCCATCCACGGCCTGGACATCGTCCACCCACACGATGCCGTTGCAGCCGTCGTAGATCGCCTTGATGACGTTGTCCTTGTCAGGTTTCTTCGTCGGGTAGATCTGGCCTGCCAGGGCCTGGGCGCGCTTTCGCTTCGACCAGGAGGCCGGAATGCTCACCGTGATGTGCAGCTCCACCAGCACGGCACCGGCGATAGGCTCACGCCCTGCCATTGCCTGCTGCGCCGCCAGGGCGATGAGGGTTTCGTAGTTCGCCGTCTTCGCCGGCGTGAACATCCTGGCGTGGGCGCCGACACGACCGATGCGCGGCCTCCCCTTCCCTACCGGCTCGCCGGGTACGGTGAACGTCACCGGGCGGAGGTCAGCCATTGGCGCACCCTCCCTTCATCCCGCGGTAGCGCTCCGCCATGCTGGTGACCTTCGGCGCCTGCTGAGGCTCGTCGATGTCGAACTCGTCCAGCGCGCCCGGAGCGAGCTGCTCGAATCGCGAGTACTTACCCAGGAACGCGCACCGGACAGTGCTTGGCTCGCCGTTGCGGTGCTTCGCGATGATCAACTCAGCCACGCCGCGGTACTGAGTGTCCGGGTGATAGACCTCGTCTCGGTACACGAACATGATCACGTCGGCGTCCTGCTCGATCGCGCCGGACTCCCGGAGGTCGGACATCATCGGACGCTTGTTCGGCCGCTGCTCCAGCGATCGGTTGAGCTGCGACAGGACGATCACAGGGATACCAAGCTCCATAGCCAGCAGCTTGCACTGGCGGGACATGTCGCTGACGTCCTCGGTGCGAGTCGACTTGCCGGAGCTCTCCAGGAGTTGAAGGTAGTCCACCACCAGCAGGCTCAACCCATGGCGCTGCTTGTGACGCCGGGCCAGGGCCCGCAGTCGAGCGGCGTTCAGCCCGGGGCGATCGGCCATGTACAACTTCGAGCGCTTGACCTTCAGCGAGGCAGATCCCAGCTCGGCACCATGGCTGGACGGTGCGGAGCCGTCCTTGATCGCGGTGAGCGGGATCCGACCGAGCGATGCCAGGATGCGATCCATCAACCCGCCGTTGGTCATCTCCAGCGAGACCACCAGTGCCGGGTCACCCAGGTCGCAGGCGACGTGCTCGGCGATGTTGATCGCCAGCGCGGTCTTGCCCATTGCAGGACGGCCAGCAATCACGACCATGTCGCCAGGCTTCAGGCCCATGAGCTTCTGGTCCAGGTCGCCGATGCCGGTTGCCAGACCATCCAGCTTCCCGCCGAGGTCGGAGCGGCGCTGCAACTCCTCGATGTGGTCGGTCAGCACGTCAGCGGCATGGCGCACCTCGTGCGTCGAGGTCTTCGAGTCCAGCGCCATGACCATGGCCTGGGCGGCGCCGACCTTGTCGGCCTGGGCGGCCTCGCTGAGCGCCAACTCGTGAAGTCTGTCCCCCGCAGCCGCCAGAGCTCGGTCAACCGCTCGCTCCCGAACGATCCGCGAGTAGGTTCCGGCGTTCGCCACGCTGGGAGTGTTCTGGATGATCTGGCCGATGTAGGCCAGCCCGGTGATCATCCCGTCAGTGGTTTGGACCTGGTATCGGTCGCCCAGGAATTCACCGACGGTCACGATGTCTGCCGGCTGGCTGTCGCTGTGTAGAGCCAGGATGGCGCGGTACAGGTCGCCGTTCTCTGGCCAGTAGAAATCCTCCGGGGTCAGCTCTGCCGACAGCACGTCGATCAACTCGTTGCGCAGGAGCATGGCACCCAGAACGCCATGCTCGGCTTCCAGGCTGAACGGGTCACGCATGGTAATTTCCCTCGACGATCTTCACGAAGTTCGACGGCGCGATGATCCAGTCGAACGTGGCGCGGAATGGCTTCGCACCGTTGCGACCGGGGACATTGCCCATCAGGAACGGGGAGGCCTTGACGGTTTCGAAGAGCTCTCGCCAGAAGTCCAGCGAGCGGTGGGCCTCGTGCTCCCTCCATCGGGCTTGCAGGTGGCGCCGTCGGGTGTCGTTCAGCAGGGCGACTGCTGGGAGCTCTGGCAGCACCTGGTGGTACAGGTCTGCAATGGCCTGTGCCGGGCACGGTTTGATTCCGTGGTGGTGGCCGTTCAGGCTCTCGGGTTGTTCAGGTTCGAACAGGTCTTCGTCGGTCGACGGTGCTGGTTGGCGCGAAGCGTCAACGAGTCCTACGTCAGTAGGACTATCTCTTTCTGTATCTGTATCTGTATCTAGGGCGTTAGCTTTTGTTCCATTGCTGTTGCGTGAAACGTTACATGCTTGTTTCTTTCGCGCACGATGGGCTGCAACCCGCGCCGTGCTTGAGTCCGAGGAAAACTGGCGCTTATCCCAGTTGGCGGGAATGTTGTCTTCGGTGATCAGCCCCTTCCCCAGTAGGCGCCCTTTCGACGCGGACCACTCCTCGGAATTGATGCGCAGTTGGAACGCGACCTCATCATCATGAAACGTTACATCGCCGTTTCCGCAACGCAGGCACAACAGCATGATGTAACGGCGCTGGTCGACCTCGCTCAGCATCTGGACCTTCGGGTCGGTGGCGAACTCCGCGTACATGCGGAACCATTGGTTAGCCATGGCCAATCTCCGAAAGATTTACGGGGTTGTCGGAGATCGCAGCGCGGACCTTGCTCTCGGCCTCTTCCATGCTGAGGCCAAAGATGGTCATGGCCAGTTCTATGAGCATGTCGGTCGGAATGGGGGAGTCCCGCACGTCACACTCGAGCGGAACAAGTGGCTCAGGGATTTGCATGGAAGGCCTCCTTCGGCCTGCGTAACGATGCCCGGAGATGCGCAAGGCACTCCCGGCGAGCTTTCTCTTTCGCGATATGGCTGTAGCTCTGCTTGATCTGCTGGGCGGCCTGCAGAGCCATCTGCTGGTGAAACTCGACGCTTCCAGCCGGGACTGGTACGGCTCTACCGAGCCCGCTCAGCACGCAATCGAGTACCTCGGTGACCGGGCGAGCGTCCGGACCACGGAACTCTTCGCCGTCCGGCTGGCCAATCTGGAAGGACGGCACGGCTACCCCTGAACAAGGCGCGGCCGGCGCATCTGGTCGATCATCCGCAGCGCCTCATCGGTCGCCGCCCTGGATTCGGAGAGTTCCCGGTGGGCCTCCTGCAGTTCCTGGTCATCAGCGCCGTCGACGAGGCTGGCAACAGCCTGCTGCGCCTCACCGTTCTCCTTGATGAGCGTCCGGAGCATGCAGAGCACCTCCGGCCGCTGGCCGGCATCCCCGCCGATCAAGCGCACCGAAACGCCCAGCGGCGTCAGGATGTCGCCCAGGGCCTGGACTTTCAGGTCAGTCGGCAGCGCCGCGAGGATGCTGGGTACGAAGTTCGCCGGCACCAGGTTGGTGTCCTTGGTTCCGTCGTCGAGCCAGCGGAACACGCGGTCGGCGTTGACCTTCATCCGCTCAGTTGTATCGCGCGTTGGCGGGTCGAAGACGATGCCGGTGACCAGCGCTCCCTGGATACGCTCGTGCGCCTCCACGATGTGCTGGACTACGGTCTCTCGGCTCCACCCCTCTCGGCGGCGCCATTGGTTCACCACGCCGAGCAGCGTGGAGATCAGGGTGTGCGATTCGCTTCGCATGACGTGGCGGCTCCTGGCCAGTAAGGTGTGCTCAGGCAGCCGCCCCCCATGGGAACGACGGGCAAAGTTCACTTCGAAGGACCCGACCTGCGGTGAGCGCCTCAATCTCAACTGCGCGCTTCGCCGGGATTGGTCGAACGCCTGAACACCATTGACTTACGGTGGGCGCTCTCACATTGAGCTTTCGCGCCAACTCGGCCCTACTGCCCAACATCTCGGCGGCCTGGCGCACTGCTTCTGCTGGAGTCATGTCTCTTCTCCGGGGAATGTTGGAGAAAAGAATAAGGCATTAGCTAATCACGGGCAAGTCATTGCCTAACCACACCACAACTGACGTTAAATTAGGCAATGCTTACCGGACCCCAACTCGGCGCCGCTATCGAGGCCGCCAGACTCGCCAAAAACATGTCGAAAAAGGCTCTCGCAGAGCAGTTCGGCGTGAAGCCCCCTTCTGTCCAGGGATGGATCAACACCGGCAGGATCGATAAAGCGAAACTGATCGAGTTGATATCGTTCTTCTCAGGAGTTGTTGGCGCAGAACACTGGGGGTTGAGCGAAAAGGAGGCGGAGCTTATCGCGCCAGGTAGTTCGCCTCAGCGCCCTGGCTCATCGGCCGCGGAAAAGGTGATGGAGATGCTCCAGCGCCACGGTAAAGGGCTGAGCGGCGAAGCTAAAGAGAAAATCGCGCAGGCAGTAGCCGAGTCTCTCGATGGCGATCAATCGACGACATCGAACGTGATTCACGCTGACTTCAACCGCACCACTCTGGTGAAAGGAAATACGATTTCGATCGCCCAGTACGACGTGCGCGCTGCCATGGGTGGCGGCCAGGTACCGGCCGAGTACCGCGAGTTCGTCAGAAATCTGGTGGTCGACAAGGTCCAACTGGATGACCTTGGTCTGAAGTACACCGATCCGGCCAACCTCAAGATCATCACCGGGTGGGGCCAGAGCATGCTGGGCACCATCGAGGACAAGTCCCCGATCCTCGTCGACGTGGGCATCACCGACTTCGTCGAGGAAGGCGTCTACGTCTTCACCTGGCTGCAGCACCTGTTCGTGAAGCGGGTTCAGATTCACGATGCCGAGCACTACCTGCTGGTGTCGGACAACAAGTCCTTCGAGCCGCAAAAGGCTCGAATGGAAGACGTCCATTTCCAAGCCAAGGTGCTGGGCGCCTGGAATTTCAGAAAGCTTTGACAGGCACGGTCATCTGGCGGTGTATTGATCTCTAACCCATGCCGCAGGAGTACCGGAAAATCATGGGGTAGTGACCGCCGGCCTGGAGGCCGTGCCCCGACTCAAGCGCGGCCTTATCGTTTACTCCCCCGGCAGTCGTAACAGCCTGATCTAGGCCTCAACCAGGGCTGTTGCTCAATGATCCGTATGTCTACCTCAAAGAGGTGCTGACGCGGCTGCCGACGTTACGGTCGAAAGACATCAGCCAGTTGCTGCCGCATCAGTGGGTACAGATCCAGCTTATGTGATCTATTGTCCCCTGTGAAACATATATAAATCACACTTGGTAGGTGAGGGAAATGGATATTCGTCTGGAGATTTTAGCGCTTGAACAGCTGTTGCTAGAGCCGGAAGCGAGAAAAAATGATCGACTGCTTAAACAGCTGCTTGCCGAAGACTTCGTTGAATTTGGAGCTGTCGGCAAAAGCTGGACGAAAGCGGAGGTGATCGTGGGACTAAAATCCCAGACTTGGATCAAAAGGACAATCGAGGATTTCAAACTGCGTGTGCTTGCAGATGGTGTCGCGTTAGCAACGTACCGATGCCGTCATCATAATGCTAATGGCGATGAGTCGTTATCAATGCGTAGCTCTATTTGGAAAACCTACGAAGATGGTTGGCACATGGTATTTCACCAAGGCACGAGGGTCTCCGAGTAGATGTCGGTACCAAAGCCAATGTGCATGAGGCGGTACCTCACACATATGAAACGATTCTTTTGCTGATACGGCTCAACCTAAGTAAAGGTGTATTGGCCGTACGCTTACTACCAGTATAGATATCAAGGATTAGCGAATGAATGCTCGTATCGAAATCACGGTCAACCCAGGAGAAAATGAACGCTCGGCTATCCTTAAACCCTTACGGGCTCATAATTTTTCTAAAGCGGGCGATCCAAAATCGGAGTCAATCGCTCTGCTAGTCCGCGATGAGCAAACCAACGACATCATTGGGGGGCTTTACGGTGAGATATTTTATCGTTGGTTATTTATCGAGTTGCTAGCCATACCCGAGGAAACGAGGGGGCAAGGCACGGGCTCACGCCTAATGAATATGGCGGAAGACGTCGCGCGTGAAAAGGGCTGCGTTGGAATCTGGCTCGATACCTTTGACTTCCAAGCACCAGCTTTCTACCAACGACATGGTTTCACCGAGTTCGGTCATCTCGATGATTTCCCACCACAGCATAAGCGTTTCTTTTTCCAGAAACGACTTGTCTAACGTGCTGCTTTAAAATTTTTGCCGAAAGACCTGCTACGCGTCTGCTCACTGAAACGCTGAAAGGCGTGAGTAAAAGTTTCGTTAGCGGGTGGGGTCCGCTTGGTAGGGCTGCAAATGGCGTCCACTTGAATGTGATGGGCGCCACAGTTAATAGCCGTAGCAAAAAGTCAGGTGTGTTAGCCAGACGGTTACAATCCTACAGCCGCTTCTCCATAATGATGGTGCGCTCCGCCCCATGAAACTCGTCGCGGATTTTCTGATAACCCAGCACGGTATAAAACCTTTCAGCTGTAATCGACGATGGCACACGTACAGCTTCAATTCCTGCGCTGGCAGCAGTCGTATGAATTACATCTATCAAGTGCCGCCCGATACCGCCTCTCTGGTGAGATGGGTCAACAAAAACACTTCTGACGACATCACCGTCGAGACCGGCAGTGCCAATAATGTTTTCGCCCAGTAAGGCAACGAAGACCCTACGCTTCGTAAGCTGCGTAGTAATGGCTTCAGGAGAAAAGCTCTGCTCAACCTGAGCGATCACGTCAGGTGGATAGTCCTGTGAATTTGACTCACGCAGGGCGGCTATAACTACGCGGCTTATTGCTGCTGCATCTCTGCTCGTAGCGGGACGAACGTGGCATTCCATGTTGATACCTCAATCCTAAAGGATTACAGCTTAGCGCATCGCAGTATGCCCTCCCCGAACGCTTACCCTGCTTGATGCGATGCCGCGTACTCATCCTATCCACTCATGCGACGACATTGCCAAGACGCGCAGATTGATGACTATCAAGAAACGACTTGGCCGCATCGTTGTAGCCGGGCTCTATGTAGATGATTTGGTCTCGTCAGCGCACAGCGCTCTCAGTCGTACCCACGACCGATAGCGATTCGGAGCCCGCTACGCGCGGGCTCTCCTTCCGCTAGATCCTCTCCTCATGTAGACGCTGAACCACCATGTCCAGCTCCTGCACCAGTTCAATCCCATCGACCACTTCAACGCCCTCCTCGTCTCCCGCCTCCCAGGTGAGCGTAACCACTCCCTCCTCCCCCAGCGACATCTCGAGTCCATCGGTTTCGGCCAACTCCTCCAGCACATGCTGCCAGGCCTCTTCCGAATCCCCCTGCGCCTTCCAGATTGACGCCCTGCGCTCCGCCTGAGCCTGCGGGCTACTGATCATCGCTGATACCCGGAGACGCAACTTCTCCACTGGCGAGACCTGTCCTTTTCCCTGGGTGCTCTTCTGCACAGCCATCCTCCAGTTACTGTTTATTCATACAGTATTTTCTGACTCAAAAATCTGCAAGCCCGCTTCGCTCACCTACAGATAGTTAGTGCGCAAACTTAAAAATTAGGCATTGGCTATTTACAATAATTAGGCATTAGCTTACTTTTCACTTAACGCCAGCAACACACCGCCGGCCAGGCCACCGAGCCGACCGCTCTTTCACAACCCGCGCCATGAACAGCTAGCCGCAACGCGGCGAGGCAGCCCCGGCCATCACCCGAGGGGCGACAGAAAGTCGGGTGAGCAACATCAACAGCAGAACGCATCGCCTCTGCGGCGACCGGCGATCAGATAGGTGCTGAGGCAACACCTACCAACGCGATGGCGACTCTTGCTCAGGGCGACCAGAGACGGCTGATCGAGGGCGAAATGCCCGAACCGTGTGAACGACCCGCACGCGATGCGCAGCGCCGCCCAGCGCTAACCGGGCAACAGCAACACCGATTTCCTCGATGCCCTTCCCCCGAGGGGCATCAGGGAAACCAACCTGAGGAATGCCAATGAAGCAGTTCGCGAAGCTGTTCGAGTTCGAAGACCTGGGCCAGGTGCTCGTGATGCTTGATCGCGGGGATGACGGCCCGGAGGTGCGCCTCTACTTCAAGCCCGACGGGCTTGGCGTCTGTTCAGTGGCGTGCAGCAACTTCCCCGGCGATGAAGACGAGCAGTGGGACTACGCCGAAAAGGGGTTCGCCACGGTGGACTCCGAAGGGGCTCACAAGATCGTCGCCGAGGCAATGGAAGTCGTCCCGGATCGCCTGGACTAGCGGTCCAGGCGGCAGAAACGCCAACTACCACCCGAACGGAGTCACACCATGCTGATCCTGACCAGAAGACCCGGGCAAACCCTGCATATCGGCGACAACATCACCGTCACGGTCCTCGGCAGCCAAGGCGACCAGGTGCGCCTCGGCATCACCGCCCCGGACGACGTCGCCATTCACCGCTCCGAGATCTACCAGCAGATCGGCAACGTCCGACCGGTGCCGCCGGCGGAACTGGTCGAGGCCTGGAACCGAGAGCACCCGGCGCCAGCGCTGATCGAGTACCGCCCGTACCGAGGGGCCGAACCGCAGCGCACCCGCACCGTCGGCCGGGCCAGCGTGTCGCTTGGCGGGGCGGCGGTTATCTGGATCGAAGGCCAGTCGGCGCCGGTGGCGTTGCGGGCCTGCACCGCGATCTCCTGACTTCGGCGCCTGGCCCATTGCCGGGCGTTTAACCCACGGCGAGCGCCCGCCGGTCCAACGGCGCGTACAACGGAGGACCTCACCATGTAGCCCAGCCTCAATCGGCAGATCGCCAACATGCGGTCGAGCCTGTACCCAACCGCTTTCACATAAGGCGGTGCATGTAAGTGGAGACAGGGCGCTTGGCGGCGCCCTTCTCTTTCCTGCTCCTGGCACGGCCAGGGCGCAGCGGAGAGTGATTTGAGGCGTGGAAGCTGGGAGCCGAAAGCTCCCTGGAGACACGCGGGAAGCGCGGGAACAAGCGCGCACGTGGGCGGCCATGGCCGATGAAGTTCCGGGCATCAGCACAGTCACCGCAGCAGCGGCAAACACCCGAGAAGCGCACTGATGCCAGAGCCGGAGTCGCGACCGGCCAGATCACTCCCCGCTGCGCATGCAGCGTTCCCCATCTTCGCCCGGCTCCGGCCGGGCTTTTTTCAACCTCCATTCGAGAGCACCCACCACGGCGCCCCACCGGGCACGACTGCCGTGTGCCTGGGTGCTGCCGAATGCAGGTGAACCACGGAGAGCATCCCGATGTGGACATACCGCGAGCGCCGCAACCGCGCGGCTTTCAGCAACGCGCAACTCGCTTACGACCGTGCCGTCGACCTGCTCTGGGACCAGCCGGAGCCGGAACCGGAGCACGAGGACGAAGAGCAGGAGGACGACGATGGCCTTCAGCAATGAACGCGCGGTTCGGATGATTGAGGAAGGCATCACGGCCATGCGCCGGTCCCACTTCCCGCGCCCCGAACAGAGCTTCCTCCACGGCCAGATCGAACTGGCCTACGCAGTGGACTTCATCGACACCCGCCTCTACGACGACATGCGCCGCCGGCTCGACGCCGCGGCGGATTCGCGCTGGGCAGAACTCAGGAGCACGAACACATGACCACCCGCCCCGTTCGCTCGATCATCGACGACCAACTCGACGATATCGAAGAGTTTGCCGGAAAGAGCATCCGCCAGGCCGTCGAGTTGGCCAACCGCCACGGCTACCACAACCCGCTCTTCGCCAACATCTGCGGCGACCTCTGCGTTCTGCGCTTCCGGCGCAACCCCCGCCTTCACGCAACAACCACCCTCACCCTGGAATGAGACCAGCCCCATGACTGCAGCTCTCGCATCGGTCGGCGCGCTCGACCGCACCAAGTACCTCGGCGGCAGCGATGTCGCCGGCATCCTCGGCATCAGCCCCTGGCGCACTCCGTTGGACGTGTACCTGGATAAGATCCAGCCGCGCACCGGTCCCGTCGACCCGGCGAAGCAGAAGATTTTCACCCGTGGCCAGCGGATGGAGCCCTACGTCATCGACCTGCTGGCCGAAGAGACCGGCCTGGAGATCATCGGTCGCGGAAACCGCTACCGCGACCAGCAGCACGATTTCATGGCTGCCGAGATCGACGCCGAGGCCGCCAGCGGCGAAAACATCGAGATCAAGACGGTCAGCCCGTTCAAGGCAAAGGACTGGGGTGAGGTTCAGACCGATGCCATTCCAGTCCACTACACCGCCCAGGCCATGCACGGCCTGATGGTCACCGGCCGCCAGGTCTGCATCTTCGGCGTGCTGATCGGCGGCGACGACTTCCGCGTGTACCGCGTCGAGCGGGACGACGAAACCATCGCGGCGATTCGCGAGAAGGAGGTCGAGTTCTGGGGACGCATCCAGCGCCTGGATCCGCCTGAAGCAACCGCTGTCAGCGACATCCTCCGGCTGTTCGAACGTGACGCCGGAACCAGCATCGAGGCCGATGGCAAGGTCGTGGAGGTGTTCAACCGCTTGCGCGAACTGAAAGCCAAGGCCAAGGGCCTGGAGTACGAGATCGAGTCCGCAGAGGAGCGCATCAAGCTCTTCATGCAGGACCACGCCCAACTCACGGTCAACGGCAAGTCGGTACTGACGTGGAAGTCCCAGACCACCAACCGCTTCGACCAATCCGCCTTCAAGGAAGCCCACCCCGCGCTGTTCGAGCAGTTCAAGAAGACCAGCGAATCCCGCGTTTTCCGCCTCAAGTAACCGGAGCCCAGCATGTCCGCAACCGCCCTGAAAGCCGCCGCGACCGGCAATGTCGCCAACAATGGCCAGCCGAAAACGCTGGCCCACCTGATGACTGATCCGAAAATCAAAGCCCAGATGGCCCTGGCGCTTCCGAAGCACATGACCGCCGATCGACTCGCGCGCATCGCGCTGACCGAGATCCGCAAAGTACCGGCCCTGGCGAAATGCAATCAGGAGAGTTTCCTCGGCGCCGTGATGCAATGCGCGCAGCTCGGCCTGGAACCGGGTAACGCTCTCGGCCATGCCTACCTGCTGCCGTTCGGCAACGGCAAGGCGAAAGATGGCCTGTCGAACGTCCAGTTGATCATCGGCTACCGCGGGATGATTGACCTTGCCCGGCGCTCCGGCCAGATCGTTTCGCTCACCGCGCGCACCGTGCACCAGAACGACCAGTTCAGCTATCGCTACGGCCTCGACGAGGACGTCCAGCACGTTCCGGGAGAAGGTGAACGCGGCGTCATGACCCACGTCTACGCGGTCGCCAAGCTGAAGGACGGCGGCGTGCAATTCGAGGTCATGGGTAAGGCCGACGTCGACAAAGTACGCGCCACCAGCAAGGCATCCGGAAACGGGCCTTGGGTCACCCACTACGAAGAGATGGCCAAGAAGACCGTCATCCGCCGGCTGTTCAAGTACCTGCCGGTCAGCATCGAGTTGCAGACCGCAGTCACCCTGGACGAACGCGCCGACGCCGGATTGGACCAGGACAACGCGTCCATCCTCACCGGCGAATACAGCGTTGTTGACGACCAGTCTCAGGACCAGGTCCCGGACGGCGTGAACACCGAGACGGGCGAAATCACCGAACCCGCCCCGGGCCAGCAGTCGGACACCGGCGACGACGGGCTCAATCTCGAGTAACCGGCCATGCCCAGCCGAACCATCGAAGAGCAGTTCGACCGTGTCGAGGAGTTCAATAGCCTCCTCGGCGCGGCGGAGCTGAATGCCGCCACCACCTGGGAAGAAGAGTTCACCGCCGACCTGCGCGCCAACTTCCAGCGCTACGGCCCGCGGATGTTCCTCAGCGAGTCCCAGCACACCACCCTCGAACGCATCGCCAACCAGTAGGAACAGCAGCCAATGACAGCCCAAACCGCCGCAACCATCGCCCAAGACCCCGTAGAAGAGTTCGACGAGGAACAGCCCGCCACCGTAGTTTCCCTCGCTGCCGAAACGCTCGGCCGCGACCTGCTCCAGGCCCTGCTGCAGGAGGTCCGAGTCCTGCCGGATGTCTGGCCGAAGCTGACCGAAAAGAAACAAGCCGACGTCATCGACCGCCTGCGCAGCACCGTAGAGCGCACCGTGAAGTATGCAGTCAAGCTGATTTCCGCCGGCGAGCGCCCGGCCATCGGCGGCATCCTGGAGTCGGTGGCGATCAAAGAAGGCATCAAGGCGACCTTCAAGGTCAGCCAGTTCGACCCGCTGCGTCACGACCTAATCGACCGTGCCGGCAAGGTCTGCATGCTGGTGGTGGCCGACGCTGAGGAGTACCTGCAGGGCATGGACACCGTCGTACCCGATCCCGACCAGAGCGCCCTGGCCCTGGACGAAAGCGACGATGGCGACGACGCCGGCGGCACTGGCGCGCAGGACCCGCTCTACATTGAAGCGGTCAGCCATGTCATCGACACACGCCGGGTCAGCATCAGCGGGCTCCAGCGCTACCTGAAAATCGGCTACAACCGCGCCGCGCGCATCGTCGAGGAAATGGAAGCCGCCGGCGTTGTATCGGCACCGAACTCCAACGGCGAGCGCGAGGTGATCCTGCAATCGCCGCCGGAACCGGAAAAAGACCTGCTGAGCAGTGCCCCCGAGCCCGGCGCCACAACCTACGGCGGCCACACCATCGACGACATCACCGTCCTGGTGCTGCGCAAAGACGAGATCACCCCGGGCTGGCTGCAGTCGCGCTTCGCGCTGAGCACCGACGAGTCCTTGGCTGTCGCCATGAAGCTGCTCGACGACGGTGTGATCACGCTCGCCACCGAAGGCGAATCGCCTGACCTCAACACCTACCGCGTCGCCGTTGCCACCAAGGCCCCGGCCGAAGAGCCCATCACCCTGGAGTGAGCCATGCGCATCACGAAACTCGAAATCACCAACTTCCAAGGGCTGCGTCATGCGGCCCTTGATGTTTCTGCGCCGGTGCTCCTGGTGGCCGGACACAACGGCGCCGGCAAGAGTTCGCTGCTCGACGCCATCAGCCACGCCTTCACCGGCAAGCCCGGCCGCGTTGCGCAGAAGCAGCATATCGGCCAACTGATCACCGAGGGCGCAAAGAAGGGCGAGGCCCGCGTCGAGTGGCTGGACGATGCCGGCGAGGTTCAGGCCTGCGGGGTCACGCTGCCCAGCGGCAAAGGCTCCCCGCTCGCCGACTCGCCGTTCCTGCCGTTCGTGCTCGACGCCAGCCGCTTCGCCGCTCTGGACGCCAAAGATCGCCGCCGGGTGCTGTTCGACCTGACCGGCGCCAGCGCCAGCCCTGCCGAGGTCGGCAAGCGGCTGGAAGCCAAAGGCCTGGACCTGGCGCTGTTCGAGAAGGCGAAGCCCCTACTCCGTTCCGGGTTCTCCGCCATGGTCGGCCAGGCCAAGGCCTACGCCAGCGAAGCGCGCGGCGCCTGGAAAGCGGTCACCGGCGAGAACTACGGCAGCGAGAAGGCGAACGGGTGGGAGCCGGAGGCGCCGCCGGTCATCGTCAGCGCGGAGGAACTAGAATCGGCACGCGCGGAACTGCAGGCCACTGCGCAGGATCTGGACGAGGCCCAACAGACCCTGGGCTCCAGCAAGCGCGCCCACGCCGACGCCCAGTCCCGCGCCAGCCGCATCACTGCTCTCCGCGAGACCGCAGCGCTGGCCGACCGCCGGCGCAACAAGCTGGCCACCGACGAGGCCAATCAGGACGAGTGGTCGGAAAAGCTGATGGCAGCCGAGGCCGCCGCCAGCGGCGAGCCCGCCCACCAGCCGCTGACCTGCCCTCATTGCCAGGGCGCCGTGGACCTGCAGGCCGGCCAGTTGGTCGCGCACCAGCCACCGGCGAAGGTTGCCGATCCCGAGGCGGCGAAACGCCTGGAGGAGTACCGCGGGTATCTTGCTGGCGCTCAGCGGGCCGTCGCCAACAGCCGGCGGGACCTGAAGGAGAGCGAAGACGCCGCCGCGCAGGCCGCCGCCCTGGAAGCCGAAACCGCCCAGGCGCCCAGCGCCGAGGCGATCGCCAACGGCGAACAAGCGATCAACGAACTGCGCCAGGCGCGTGACCGGCAGCAGGCCAAGGTGCAGTCGCTGCAGGAAGCGTTCAATGCTGCCGCCCAGCGCCAGGACGTCATCAAGCAGGCCGCCGGATTCCACGCCGAGGTCTGCGCCTGGAGCGCCCTGGCCGATGCCCTTTCCCCCGCGGGCATCCCGGCTGAGATCCTGGCCGACGCGATCGGACCGGTGAACGAGCTGCTGCAGCGCCTATCCGGCACCGCCGGCTGGTCGCCCGTGCAGATCAGCGCCGACATCGACGTCACGTTCGGCGGCCGGCTGTACGGCCTGCTGTCCGAATCGGAGCGCTGGCGGTGCGACGCGACGCTGGCCCTGGCCATCGCGACGATCTCCGGCCTGCGCCTGGCGTTGCTGGATCGCTTCGACGTGCTGGATATCCCTGCTCGCACTCAGCAGGCGATGAAGCTGTTCCAGAGCCTGGCCGCCGGCGGCGAGATCGACACGCTGATCGTCGCCGGCACGCTCAAGGAACCGATGGCGAAGACGCCGGCCTGGTTACAGGCAGTCTGGATCGACGCCGGGCAACTCGCCGACCAGCAGCAACAGGCTGCGGCCTGACCCTCGATACAGCGCCCCACCCGGGGCGCTTTCTCTTCCAGCACGCACCCTACTGGGTGTTCAACGCTGTGGGCGCATGGAGTCAGCAACGGGCGGCGTGATCAGCTAAGAAAGTCTATGAGCTTCGATCCGAGCGGAGTAGTCCGTCCAGCGAGCATCCCTTCTCTGCTCATGGTGGCAGCAAGACTGTCGGTACTTATAAGGCCGCGTTGATATAGGTCCTTCCATATAGCGCTTCGGATTTCTTCATGGCCTTTCAGTTCTGGGATCCCGAGATCAACGACACTCGTTAACCCACCCATGCTCCAGTTCGGAATCGTGATGTCATGTTCAGCAAACCACTTAGTTGGGTTGTAGAAGAGTTTCAGAAGCTTGATGTGGGTAGGTGTGCAGACATCTACAAAGTTGAGGAAGAGCTGACGGTAGTCGTCAGGTGGACAGGTCGGTAAGGCAGAGTTTTTTACCGCATTCCGAAGCGCCTTGAGCTTCTCTTCCTCGTGGTTGCGCAAGGTGATGGAGCAGACCTCAGAAACGGTGCTGATGAAGGCATCGTTTTCCTGTAGCCCATCAATGGTCACGACACCTTTTTCCAGCAGGTCGTTGATAACCTCGCCGATTTGAACCATCGCCTCCGTTCTCCGCTTATTGAGCGGGGATTCCAGCACCGAGTTGAAGACCTCAGCAAGCGCTCCACCGGCGACTGGGATCGTCCCCAAAGTCACTCGAGCCAGCCTATGAAACTTCTCTGAATCTGGTTCGTTCGCCGGGTCAAGCGCGTCAATGTCAATCACGAGTCCCCCCTTCCTTGATCCGGCCCCATGCCGGGCCACCCAACTCTAGACCCAATGACATCGCTGCGCCATCACGCATGGTGCAGCGCTTCCCTGCGCTCGCAACTCAATAGGAGGGATCCATCCCATGAGCCGCCAAAGCGACATCTTCGCCGCCGGCACCCAGCGCCTGCAGATGACCGAGAGCATTGAACTGACGATCCAATCCCTACAGGCCTACGGCGCCGATCATGAGCATTGGGCCATTGCCTGGTCGGGCGGTAAGGACAGTAGCGCCACTGTCACTCTGGTGCTCTATCTGATCGACGCCGGGAAAGTGAAAGCGCCGAAAACCTTGACCGTGTTCTATGCCGATACCCGTCTGGAGCTGCTGCCGCTGGCGAACTCTGCGCGTCACCTCATGGACGAGCTGGAAGAGCGTGGCGTCCACGTCGAAGTGGTCATGGCCCCGCTCGACAAGCGCTTTATGGTCTACATCCTCGGCAGGGGCGTGCCACCACCGAACAACAACACGCTTCGCTGGTGCACCCGGCAGATCAAGGTCGACCCGATGGTCGCCGCCCTCGAGCAACGCCTGGCCGCGCTCGACGGCAACGTACTGATGATCACTGGCGTGCGCCAGGGCGAGAGCGCCATACGCGACAAGCGCATCGAGATGTCCTGCGGTAAGGATGGAGCCGAGTGCGGCCAGGGCTGGTACCAGAAGGTGCTACCCGAGGCAAAGGGAATCAAGGGACGCATCGCCACGCTCGCACCGCTGCTGCACTGGCGAGTCTGCCATGTCTGGGAATGGCTGAAGCACTGGGCGCCCCTGCCCGAGTTCGGCGACTGGTCTACCGCCATGATCGCCGACGCCTACGGCGGCGACGAGGCCGAGGAAATCAACGCGCGCACCGGTTGCACCAGTTGCCCGCTGACTGATGAAGACAAGGCGCTCGACACGATCCTGCTGGTTCCGTACTGGCAGTACCTGGCTCCGCTCAAGCGCATCAAGCCGCTGTGGCGCGAGTTGCGCGAGCCCCAGCATCGCCTACGCAAGGCCGGCATCGAGCGGCTGAAGGACGGCAGCATCGCCGCGAACCCCCAGCGCATGGGTCCGATCCTGCTGGAGTCCCGCTTGATGGGCCTGGAGCGCGTACTGGCCATCCAGGCCGAATGCAACGCCGCAGCCGACCGCCTCGGTCGCCCTCGCATCGACCTGATCAACACCGAGGAAGAGGCCCGCATCCGCGAGCTGATCGCCGCCGGCACCTGGCCGGATGGCTGGGACGGCGACGAGCCAATCGCCACCACCCCTCTCGACAAAGTCTTCGCCGACGGCGCGGTACAGCCGCTGCTGTTCGTATAAGGAATCCGCCGCATGAACACCTACCGTCATACCTTCGTCTCCACGTGCCCAGCGGACGGTGAGCAGATCATCTACAGGCTGGAGATCTACTCGCCCACGATGATCCGCGTCGAGCACATCCGTACCGCAACCGCTCTGATCAAACGCGGCTTCCAGGAGGAGATCGCGGATCGCCTGCAGGCCCAACTCGGTGGCGAGCACCGCATCGTCGGCGTTCACCAGGGCGTCGAGATCGAAACCGTGAGGTTGCCGGCGTGATGATCCACTACCACGGCACCCCAATCGGTGGCACTCGCCAGGACGCCGCGCGTTTCCTCGCTGGGCGGCATGCATTGGTCCCGTTTCCGCGCCAAGACGACGTCGCCATCGTTGCCGAGGTCTGCCAGAGCTTCTGCTTCGACAACGGCGCGTTCTCGGTCTGGAAAAAGGGCGGAACGCTTGACGTCGAGAGCTATCTCCGGTGGGTCGACGACTGGCGTCGGCACCCAGGTTTCGACTGGGCCCTGATCCCTGACGTGATTGACGGAGACGAAGCCGACAACGACCGGCTGCTCGAGCAGTGGCCTGAGCATTTGCCGGACGTCCCGGTCTGGCATCTGCATGAATCGATCGAGCGCCTGGTCAGGCTGGCCAGCAACTGGAAGACAGTAGCCTTCGGCAGTTCTGGCCAGTGGCGCTCTCCCGGAACTGCCGCATGGTGGAAGCGCATGGCGGCTGCCATGGATGCTATCTGCAACGACCAAGGACGGCCGATGTGCCGGCTTCACGGCCTCCGGATGCTGGACCCTGCGATCTTTACCCGGCTGCCATTCGCCAGCGCCGACAGCACTAACGCCGCGGTCAATGGCGGCAGCATCAGCCGGTTCGGCATGTATGCCCCTCCTACTGCAGGCCAGCGGGCCAGCGTGATCGCCGACCGTATCGAAGCCCACACCAGCGCGCCTATCTGGCAGCGCGAGAACCAGATCGAGATGGCGCTATAGTCTTTACTGCTTCGGGTAGTCCTTCCGATACGAATCACGCGCCAGCTTGATTCCAGTGGCCACCACCAGCGCGATGCTGAATAGAGCCCCGAACTTGTTGTGATCGAAGATCATCTGAACGGCCATAGCTAGGAAGACGCCGCCCCAAATCAGATAGATCTTGATCTCTTCGAAGCTCATCCCCTGCTCCTTGATCCGGCCCCATGCCGGGCCATCCGAACCTACCGGAAAGAGCGACGAAGGGCCACTACTCGAAGCACTCTCGTTCCAGGTACCCTTGGAACTCCTCGAAAACTCCAAGGACGGCGCATGACTACCCCGCTTCAGATCGCGTTCGAAATCGGCCAGATCTACGATCGCCGCGCGGACATCCACGGACCTTTCGGCGGTAGCAAACAAAGCGGTATCGCTCCATCGCTCCAGGCACCCGCAATCTTCCTCTTCACTGGCGACAGCGGCGAGCAATACGGGTACAGCGATCACTTCGATGAGTACGGCGTTTTCCACTACTCAGGAGAGGGCCAGGTCGGCGACATGCAACTGACCGGGGGAAACAAAGCAGTGTTGCAGCACGCTCAGACCGGCCGCTCACTTCACCTTTTCAAGGCGCTGGGCAAGAAGGCCGGCAAGAGCCTCGGACAGCGCTACATGGGAGAATTTGTTTGCGCTGACCATCACTGGAGCGACGGCCTAGATCGCGAAGGCAAAATGCGCAAGATCGTGCGGTTCAGTCTCGTGCCGGTAGGCCGAGTAATAGAGGGGGTCGTCGAGGATGAAGTGCGAGCCGCCCTCCCGAACTCCATAGCCGCAGCTCGTGAACTGGCGCTGAAAGCAGTGGTATCCGGGGAAGATGCCCGCCAGGGTGGCGCAATGCGAAACATCTACTTGCGCAGCGCTCATGTGAAGAACTACGTGCTACTCCGCGCGGCAGGGATCTGCGAATCCTGTGAGAAACCAGCCCCCTTCCTCAGAAAAGATGGGCGAGCCTACTTAGAGCCGCACCACATCAACCGGCTGTCTGATGGTGGGCTAGATCATCCGCTGTACGTCGGGGCCGTCTGCCCAGCATGCCATCGCGAGATTCACTATGGCCTGGGCGGCGCGGACAAAAACGAGTTGCTTCGCCAACGCGTAGTGAGCATCGAGAAAGAAATATCGGGATCGCTCGCCTGATACAAACACGGGAACAGCAAGGCTATTCCCGTGGTGCGGTGGATTGGGCGAAGGCTGTTCTCACAACTCAACCAGTCCAGCTGACATACATCTCAGAAAGGATAGGGATGTGGCCAGGGGCCCTTGCTCGCAGCACCGAAAGGATCACGTGGGTTTGGGCGGGGTCGAGCATGCGACCGTGGCGGGCCGCCATCATAGATCCTGTGACGAAATACGGGCCGCAGCTTGGGTTGGGACAAAAGAAGCCGTCACCCTCAATGCCATCAGGATTCGGTAAGTCAGCGGCATCCGCTCCGCATATCACGCACTTCATCGCAACCTCCTTGATCCGGCCCCATGCCGGGCCATCCAACTCTAGCCCCAACGACATCACTGCGCCATCACGCATGGCGCAGTGCATCGTCACGTTCGCGAAAAGGAACTCGCCGCATGATCAAGCGCTCCCTGTACCTCTTCCACTTCTGCTTATGGCAAGTGCAAGTAGCTGCAGTCCATGCCTCTCAGTGACACCGAGGCGAGGCGCCACAGCATTTGCATTCCGCCCTCCCGATCTGGATGACGGATCAGGTCGAATTGACCGCCCTTTAATTCATAATGGTAAAGCATTAGAAGGCACTCAACGCTTCCTGGTTATCTCCAAAGGCTTCTTTGTCAAGCATAACCACATCGTCCATATTGAGCAGAAGCCCGACATCCAAATTATCAAAAAGAGCAAACTCGCAAGCATACGCCTTGAATCGCTCACCACCCGAAGAAGCAACACAATTATAAAAAAGAATCACCAACTCAAAATCAGAAAGTAGCGATCTAGCCACATTTGCCAACTTCTTCTTTTCTGCGTAATCGCTTTCAGAGACATAGCGAAAAACACTGTATAAGCTTCGATAGTAAAGTCCAAGATCTCCTTGATGCTTACGCCAGAGATCACGATAGGAGGCCTTGATCCTTTGGGATGTATCAACCCCTTCTGAATCTACGTACATTTCTCGAAGCATCTTAACCCAAGCTTTGAAGCAATCTCTTCCAACCGTAACGAGCTGTCTACCGCCCCCTCTCTCGTTCGTTATAGTTTTCTGCAAGTCGAACTTTGAAACCACATCCTGCTGAAACCTTAAAAGACTATAGAACTGATCTTCAGTTTTCTGCCGAGCGAACTCCTGCTGCCCCTCCCTTATATCTTTTCGCTGCAAAATGATTGTTATCAAAACACCTGAGAAAGCCAACCCTGAGAACAATGCATTTAGCGCCCCAAATGCATCTCCAAATGTTCCAGACCTAACTCCAGCAAGAGAACCATCACTCGCTGCAAATTCATACCCCACATAAAGAAAGATGTAATATCCCGCATACACACAAACAATTAGGAAAATAATCCCGAAAATAAGCCATCCAGACCCAACTCCATTTTTCATGCGGCGCCCCCTCCATTGCTCGCGTCGAATTGATAGAAGAGCACGAACCTACCCCACCTCATGGCCATTGCGCCACTACCGGATAAGCCGCAGCAGCGACCAGGACAATCTGGATGATGGCCTCGACTGATAGCCGAATGCGAAACGATACGGAGACTCGAATTTTCATTCCTTGGTCCTCGGAGTAACGGGGTGCGAGCTGATGGTCACTCCCAAGCGGAATCGATTCCTCTTGGGCTTTTTCCATTCTTTCGCCCAAGCGTCGGCACTTCCTCTTGTGGGTTTTCCAGTCATCACCAATGCGCCAGTAAGGCGCGAGGACACTTCATGCACCGTGTTTACCTCGCCGGCCCCATGACCGGCATTCCCGATTTCAACTACCCCGCCTTCCACGCTGAAGCCGCGCGCCTGCGCCACCTCGACTACCACGTCGAGAACCCGGCTGAAAACTCGGCGCCAGCCTGCGGCACCTGGGCCGGCTACATGCGCAAGGCCCTGGCGCAGCTGGTTACTTGCGACGCCATCGTGCTGTTGCCGGGCTGGCCAAGTTCACGCGGCGCCAATATCGAGCGCAGCCTGGCCTTTGCGATGGGGATGAAGGTCGTCATGGCCGCGGCCATCGCCGCACCTATAGGGCGGGAGTCAGCCACCACCCTCGCCTGTGCTTCCACCGCTAACTCCGGACTTCACCAAGCAAACGAGCTTTCGCATTCCGACGTGGGTGCAAGGTCTTCCGGGCGCCACCCCCTCGATCATTCGGTTGAGGTCGGCTCGTTCGAGCCCGTCAGCTAGAACCCCCTCGCGGTAGAGCTGCCGAATGTGCCCTTCGTGAAGCCACTTCTTGCTGGTCTCATTGAAGCAAATGCTCCGCCCAGGTCTTCGCTCCTGAATGAGCAGGCCTTGCTCGCCAGCCAACTCAAACACCCGCGCAACAAACCATTCCTCATCCATGTTCATCGCTCCAGCCGAAAGCCTGGAGTATAGGAGACCCTATGCTGGCAAATTGCTGCGTTCACAAGGAACGCCCCATCTTGTTCAGCGGGCCGATGGTCCGCGTCATCCTGGAGGGGCGGAAGACGGTCACCCGCCGTGCCATGAAGCCGCAACCAGTGCTCGACGGCATTTCTGGACGTACGGCGGCGCCGGCTGGTCGAGAACGAAGGCAGGACGCCGGAGCACGACGACGAGCACGACAACGGGGAGATGGCCCGCACCGCCGCCTGCTACGCCCTGGCCGGCTCCAGCGCTCCGAACGATGGAACCGCCGCCCTGCTGGTGTCGCTGGCGTGGCCCTGGGATGAACAGTGGTGGAAGCCGAGCACCGCGCGACGCGACCTGATCAAGGCCGGTGCACTGATCCTGGCCGAGATCGAGCGCATCGACCGGGTAGCGGCGAGTCAGGGAGGACCAAGCGATGCGTAGAGCACTGACTGCCCTCGCCATCATCGCCGCCCTCGGCCTGGCCGTGGTGGGGCTGGTGGAGATATTCCCGATCCTCCGCACGCTGGCGGCCTGGCAGGCGGGGTGTTTCGGATGAAGCAGAAACCAGGCATCGCCCTTCCCCGCTGGCTCCTGCGGACCACAACGATGCAGATGCACAGCGTCGACGTGGTACTGGTCATGGCCCTGGTGCTCCAGCACCACGGTACGGCCGACGCTGTTCGCCGCGCCGCCGGTCAGCTTCGCGACAGAGTATGTGCCGAGCACCGGCCCAAGATGACCGCACTCATGCGCATGCAAGATGACGCGGCGGCGCTGCAGGTGGCGCTCAACATCGTCCAGCGCGCCACCGACGCCCTGGGCATCCTGGCGGGAAAGCCGTTTCCGGCCAGACCTTCGCCCAGCGAAAGCCCACCGGATCAGGGGCACATGCCCGCCAAGGCTGGTCCCGTCACCGGTGAGCCGGTGCATCCTACCTGAAATCATCCATGCCCGCGGCCCAACGGAAAGGGTCGCGGAACAGCCCGGCCGGAGAGCTGGGATAGGTAACGCCCAATGAACACCCTGTTTCTGTTGATGGCTCAGTACGATGGCGCCGCCATCATTCCCCTCGAACGCGTCTGCGCCGACTACTTCAGCCACCTGACCCCCGAGAAAATGAAGATGAAGGTAGCGGCCGGCGAAATCGACTTGCCGCTGGTACGCATGGAGAACAGCCAGAAGTCTGCGCGTGGCGTACACCTGACGGACCTGGCGAACTACCTTGACGAACGGCACAGAACGGCGAAGGAGGAGCACGAAAAGCTCATGGGGCGCAGAACCCTGCGCCGTGCATCCTAACCCTCCCGCCTACCGGGCCTCGATCGTGGGGCCCTCTATTATCTGCTCCAACCACGGCCAGTCTTCGTACTTGTCGCCGTTCCCTCTCAGATGCGTGTATCGCCGCATCGAATTCCAGTCCCGGTGGCCCGAGACGCTGGCCACGCGCGGAATATCCCATCCGATCTCGAAAAGCCGACTGATGCCGTCATGGCGCAGGTCGTGAAAGTGGAGATCATCGATCTCCAAGAAGCTGCAAGCCCTGGTAAACGAAGCGCTGACCGACTTCGCGTTATAGGGAAACACGAACTCCTCGCGCCGGGGCATCGAATGCAAAATTCGCCATGCCTGATCTGGCAGGTGGCACCAGACATCATTCCCGTATTTCTGGCCCGGATTCTTCATGTCGGTGATCAGCACTGCCTGGCGTGCTTCGTCGATGGCGTCCCAGCGGATCCGGGTGATCTCTTCCTGGCGGCGCGTTGAGAAAATCGCAAAGCCGATCATCCGAACCATGTCGATCTGCTGCTTGCGACGCTCCCGCATTTCAACGAAGTAGGCAAGGATGGTGTCAAGCTCCTCCAAAGTTGGGCGCCTGTCCCGCTCGTTGCTCCTGGAAACGCCTCCCATCTTGCGCAGAACGCGCCTGGCGTCGGCCATGGCCACCGGATCCACCTCGTAGCCCCATGCTGGGCGCGCAACCGTCAAGACGGCACCGAGGTGAGAAAGATCGTTGCCTACAGTCTGCGGCTGCACGCCGCCCTTCTCGATGCGATCCATTGCGTACTCGACCAACACCTGGGAAGTCAGGTCCCGGTCGACCACATCCCCCAGCCATGTCGCAGCTATCGCCTGGAGCGTCGCCTCCTTGGTCCTGCCCAACGGTCGCAGTTTCCCGTACTCCTCAAGATACTGCTTGATCATTTCCCGTACAGTGACGCCCTTGCGATTGGCTCGCTCGATCGCGCCTGGCGCTGCCAACTCTGCCTCTCGGCGCTTCAGCCAGTTCTGGGCCGCCGCCTTCCGGTCGAATGTCTGGCTTTCCTGATAAACTGCCTTCCCCTGCCGCAT